ATGAAACTGAATAGCATTAGAAGAGAAGAACTTATAGAACAGTTTCATAAAGTCAATTATTATACACCCAGAGTTATTGTTTCTAAGAAACGTGAAAATATACAGAACTTGTTCGCAAGAAACACTAAAAAATAATGTAAATATATAACAAATGGAAGGTATTAAAAACTATAATACAATAGCTCGTTTAGGAGAAGAAAAACGAGTAAATAATAAACCTATCGATGAAAATGGTAATTCCGTGAAGAGAAATCTCAATATAAATAATGACGAAGATATTCCGTATATAAAAAATGCCCTTAAGAATTATGTAAAGATAGAGGAAAGACACATAAGTTTAATACCAGTAGGATGTTATATTAGATATATTGACAGAGAAACCGGGGACCTGTTAAAGGGTTCTAGTGTTTTCAAACAATACGACCCATTACACGAGAAATATAAATTTATATTGTGTGGAATGCCAACTTACAAGAGATTTTATCATATTCGAAAGGACAAATATATTTTTTTTGCTAAGGACCGCACAGTAAAAGAGCAGATAGCACAAGAGAAAGAACATTTATACAAATTATACAAACAGGGTCTATTGAGATTAGTGGAGAATGAAGATGAACCTGGAACTGATATAAGACATTATTGTGACGAATATTATTGCGATTAAAAGGGTTAAAAATAATAGTAAATAATAATAGTAAAGTAATGGATGAACAAATATCAAACATTCTAAAGAATATCTCCACTAAGGAAATCCGCACTATGGAAGAGGTTCGTAAAGGAGTAAGAGAAGCGATAGAAGATATATTTGGTGACTTTATGTGTTATAAAAACAATGAAGTAAATAAAAAAATGGCACTCATTGAATTAGAAGACTACGAAATAATTGATTTACACAATATTCATAAACGTGACGAAATTATTTACTTCAAAACTAAAAACTTTTTTAATATTCAACTAGTCAAAGGTAGTGCTATCAATGTTTTATCAGGTGATAGACTATCAGTAAAAACTAAAGGAAAAATATACCATGCTCGCTGTAAATACTACTTTAGAAAATTAACGGAAGAAGACAAAATTAAAATATCTCTTGTTGAAGCAATTTGTGATAATTAAAATTGAAAATAATAATTCATCTTTCTCAAGATATAACACAAAACTCTAGTATTAATGGACCCTAACGCAAAAATCTCACGCAAAACTTTAAAAGATACGCAATCTGCCTTAGATAATCATCGCATCAAGATTTTATCTTTTATTTACCACCGATATATCTCTAAAACTGGTGTTAATTTTAATGACTTTATAAGCAGTTACAAATAATTTTCTATGATTATACTATAATGAACAATATGGATAATTGTGGATGTGGTCCTGGAGCAGGACTTTCTAATCAATCAGATAATTTAATGGGAGGTGGATTCTCAATGTCACAATCAAATAATGGTATGAATACTATGAATCCTGTAAACCCAATGAACAACAATGCCCCAATGAACAATGCTAGTAACAATAATACAAGTGTTGACCTAAATGCTCTTTTAAATGCTAATAACAGTGCCCAAAACAACAATAGTCTCAACAAATATCAAATGCCTGAAATGCCTGGAAGTATGTCTAGTGGAGAACAAACCACCAATGAAATACTCGCATCTATTGCCAAGAACAATATTAATCAACTCAATGAATTAAATGAGAATGCAGAAAAAGAAACACAGAAAGTCGGTCAAAAAGTAGCTGAAACTGCCAAAGAAACTATCGCACTCTCTAAACGCCACATTATGTTGGCAACAGTTTTTACTTTAGCTCTCGCTTGGAATGATGCTATCAAATACTACATTGGTAGAAGTATAAAATTAAACAAAGCTTCACCCTTTTATTACCTTTACTATGCCTTAATTGTCACAGTCTTGGCTGTTATCGTCCATCACTTATTAATGTAAGTCACTTATTAATGTAAGTCACTTACTAATCTAATTACTCCATTAGACTACCAAATGGACTCCAGGCAGGCAATTTTACTGGTTTTTTTTTTAATACCTTAAGTATGCTCTTAGGAACAAACTTTTTACGAACAGCAATCATCATAACGAACTCATCAAACCAAGGGTCACTCATTTTGAAGTTACCATTTTTACCTGTTGAATCTCCCCAACTATTTTCAACTAACCAATTCACTACTTGTTTTTTTCTAGTTGTATATCCCTTAATTACCATAGCGTGACTAAGTTCTGTAATTTGAGAATCAAGTGTATCTGTTTTCTCAGTTGATAAGTCGTATCCAATTACATCTTGGTATTTGAACATATCGCGGTCCATAATACCAAGCTTAGAACTTGAATATTTACCTACATCACAACCAAACCAAACAGCTGCATTCGCATCTACACTAATCTTGGTTATTTTTTTCATTAAATCTACGGATACATTTACATAATTAGTTTCGCTTCCCTCAACACTTGCCTTTGAATATTCAACATTGTATAATTCATATCTAGGTTTGCTTGGATAATCTATTAATACAATGTATTCATCTGGGTCAAAAGGAACATATTTTTTATAGAATTCTAATGGTGTTAAATTAGGAACAATATGGTAATGTTCGCTGGAACCTCCTCGTTTTACCTTCTTTGAATGTTTACCCTTTTTTGAATGGTTACTATTAGATTTTCCATTCTTTTTCTTGTTACTCTGTTTCTTTTTATCGCGTTTCTTACTAGTTTCTTTATAGTATTCCCAGTCGAAATTAACAGGAGGTTCTCCGAGGAATATAACTAAAATGTTAAATACGTTGCTAAGAGTTTCTTCTGTTACTGTTTTTACTCCAGTAGGTGTTTTAGCTGCGCGTATTTTTAATGCAGCTTCACGTAAAACTAATGTTAATATTCTATTAAGGTTACTAGTATTCTTAGCTTGAACACTATCACCCATAACTGATTTGGGAACAATACCATATTTTTTTATCAAATCTGCGAACATATGAAAATGACCACCATCTTCAATAGGAGTCTTGAGTAACAAGTTATTATATCGTGAATCTATTTCTTCATCTTTGAAGTCTGAGATGAGTTTTAAAAAGTAATTTGCTTGTTCGAGTTTGAAGAAAAAGAATAGGTAATTTTGACTAAATTCAAAATCGTCTTCAAGTTTCAAGTTTTTAATTATATCTAAACGTATAACGTTCAATATGGCAAACATCCAACATCTACCACTATCTTCCTGGTCAGTGACTTTAGTTTTAACGTCTATTTTCTTTGAAAATACGTCTTTTGTATCTGTTTGAACGTAATTTCTATCAATTACTACATTTTTAAAGGTAGAATTACCTATGGCATTCTTGGACACCTGAAACTCGGGATGACCCAAGAAGTTTTTGTAGAATTTTGAAATTGTTTTTGAATTAAGTTCCATATTATTATATTATTATATAAGGAGATATTAATTAGGTTTTTTATGATAGTGAAATTCCCTAATCAACCACCTGAAAATGATTCGGGTAACCGTGAATACAAGAGGTTATTAAAATTAAGTAATAGAAACAGTTTCCAGAATAAAGCAACTCAAATGCTCTATAGAATTTATGAAGGCGATGGGCGAGCATTATATTTAATTGGAGTAGATGACGATGGTAAAGTATCGCGTATTAAATATCCGGAATTAACTGAAACATTAGATTGTATTCGAGAAATTTCGCAGATAATACAGGCGACTATAAAAAAAATAAATATATATCGTGTTGATGAAACTAGTTACGTATCCTCGGTCAGGATAGAAAAGCAGTTATAATTTTTTTCTTATTTAAATTCTATTGATGGCACTGAAAAGTGTTTGTTCAATGGGAGTTTCAGGTTGCCAGGTGTTCCAATTTTCGGCGTAACGATAAAAGTTTTTCAGGAATTCTTGGTTCTGGGGGTCTTCTGTTTCTGGATTAATCTCGGTGTATTCCTGTATCTCTTCGTCTGGCACAACATTGTCACCAATAATAGCATCTGTTAGACCTTCTGCTATTCCAGTTTCTTCTTCAAGTTCTTCGTCTAGGTCGTAATCGGTTTCTTCCTCTTCTTCGGCGCCTTCAGCGCTTTCAGCGCCTTCGCTTTCTATTTCTTCCTGAATAGCATTACGAATTCTAGAAATCTCGCTAAAAACATCTGGATTTCCCAGAAAATCGAACACTTCATATTTTAGAGCATATTCCATATCTTTACGTGTTACGCCATTGCGCCCACACAATTTAACATGACGAGTTGCCTTTTCAATAGCATTTTTTGAGAATACTCCAAGTAAAAGAATTAGGTCTTCCTGTGAAATGGATGCCATAGGATTATAGTCACCCAAGAGTCCACTTTGCATAAACGAATAATCTGCCATTTTGATAACCTATTTTATTTAGGCATTTTTAAGTTAAAAATAAATTCAATTTTAATATTCATCTAAGGTTGTAAAACTTAGCGATTTCTCTGCTGGATTTTCCAAATCAGGATTTTCTTGAGTTAAATAATCCACTATAGCGTAAGCTATGTCTAACATTATTGTTTTACTTTTAATATCAAAACTTGATGATAATGAATCAAACCACTCAGTGCTATCACTAATTTCTAATTCTTTTACTAATAAATCCCTTGTGTATTTTTTAGCAATAGTTTCAGCAGTTTTAGAACTACGTTTTTCTTCTGCTTTGAATTTTAAATAGTAACGAATATATGGTCTTATAAATTTAGTTAATACTTTTAAATTTAGATATTTTACAACGGATAAATCCCTGGCAAAAACTAATTCTACCACTTTTACGGCAATAAAATCATCTTCATTTTTAATTTTACGGGCAATTTCTTCAGGTTTCATTCCCATACTTTCAAATTCACGTTTCAAATCTTCAATTACCTTTTTATTAAATGCTTTCATATTTTCAGTTTCATCTTGTGATATTAATCCTCTATACAAGTAACCTAATTCCTTTTTAATGAGTTCATCTAAATTTATTCCTCTTGACCTACTATTATAACTATTATATCTATTTCTATTATTGGAACTCCTTGATGTCTTGTTTCTTGAATTATACCTGCCAACATTAACCATATCAATTCCTTTATCACCTTCTCGCTCAGCTTTTCTTAATAAATCCATTTTTTGGAATATTTTTCCGTGCTTGTCTTGTAACTTTTTTAATTTTACATATTGTTCTTGTAGTCTAGTAATTAATTCACCTAATAATTTTGTAATATCATTAAATTTCAACCCTGGTTCATTAGCGACCATAGCAATACCCTGTTGAATTGCCTGAACATTATTTAAAAGGGTCTGCATACTTCCAGGAATTAGTGTGTCAATATAAACTCTACCTTTGTGCTCCTTAGGGTCAAGGGTAAAATCGATTACAAATCTAGCTACTTCCTTAGATAATTCCTGATTTTTTGCTATTAAATCCATAAATTCTTTTTCTACTCTATATGGAAACTCATTGCTCTTTAAAAAGAATGTTCTTTCTTTTAAATCTCTGTATTTCCTGTAGAATGGGTCTCTTTTGTTATCAATTAATTTTAGACCTTCTGTAATGTCACAAGTAAACATACTCTTTGGAAAATCAAAAGCATCTACTACATTTCCTGCGGTGTCAATACACTCACATCTGTCAAAGTCGCTATTTTGATTACCGTTTACTAATTTATTATATCTAGTGCAACCCTTTGATTGAACTTCTACTGCCTTTGCATATAAATCTGTATAACCTCCAGATTTCCTTTTCTTAGTTAATTTAGACTTAACCATATACAATAGTCATAGATATAAAATTGAAATGATTTAAAGTCTAGTTGGCAGATTAATAAAACTTTATATGGATACCATAGAACAAGCAAAACGTGACCCACTCGGGTTTATTAGTAAAAATCCTGAAACGAGGATTATCGAGTTACTGAGCTATGCTAATGATATTTATCGTAACTCTGGAGACACCGTTTTAACAGATGACCAATATGATACAATATATGACTTAGCTAAGGCACGATATCCAAGTCACCCATTCTTCCGACAGATAGGCAACGAAACTGAACCTGGTAAATCTGTAAAACTCCCATATCATATGGGGGGAATGGACAAATTTTATACGCAAGAGGAAATAGATAAATGGTTGAAACGTGAAAAAACTGGCACTGAAAAATTTGTTATTTCAGACAAACTAGATGGTAATAGTGGTATTTTTGTAAAACGTGGAGCAGATATGCGTCTTTTCTCAAGAGGAAATGGCACTACAGGCAGAGATATCTCGCATCTCATCCCCCATATTGGTATTCCAGATTTGAGTTCTGTTCCAGATATTGCAGTGCGTGGTGAATTAATTGTTTCAAAAGCAGACTACTCTAACTACTCTAATAAATACAAAAATCCACGTAACCTAGCAAACTCTATGTGTGTGGCAAAAGAGCATCCACATTTAAATTTGTTGAATTTTATCGCGTTTGACCTGGTAAGTCCAAACATGGCAACAATGGATGGATTTAAAACACTCCAGCGTTTGGGATTTAAAATACCACAATTGAATTATGTTACACGTAAATTCTTGAACTGCGAGACTCTTAAAAAGTTACTTGAAAAAAGAAGGGAATCAAGTTTGTATGAAATGGATGGGTTGATTATTACACGCAACTCTACTTTTGCTCCCGTCACTTCGGGTAATCCCAAACACAGTGTAGCATTTAAGGTAAATTCATTTGGACAAGAAACAGTAGTGAAATCCGTTGATTACCAAATTACGAAATATGGTAAGTTAATTCCACTTGTAAGGTGCGAACCAGTAACAATAAATGGAGCAAGTGTAAGTAATGTAACAGGAAACAACGCTAAATTTATAGTTGATAACAGAATTAATGTAGGGACTAGGGTGCGCATAATTTTGAGTGGAGAAATTATACCTAAGATGGTGTATATTCAAAGTGAACCTGGCGTTACTGGAGCACTTCCAACGGTTGATTATACCTGGGATGCTACTAAAACACACGTGTTGTATGCTGGTGATTCAATGACAGATACACTTGTAATTGCCAAACGTATTGTGTCTTTTATTAAGACTATGAAAATCGATGCACTCAGTATTGGTATTGTGAAACGTCTCATTGAGAATGGTTATACCACTCTCGATAACATTCTTACAATTACACCTGAACAACTAATGGAAATCGAGGGGTTCAAAGAGACACTGAGTAACAAAATTGTGAGTAACATAAGAGAAAAATTGGACACTCCTTTGGATTTGGTTCAACTTATGTCGGCTTCTCTTGCGTTCGGTGATGGTATGAGTGCCAAGCGCCTCAAAGCGGTGGTCGATGAATATCCGGACATTCTAGAGAAGCAGGACATTACTGTAGATGACATTAAAAAGATACGTGGATTTAGTGATAAGACTGCGGGTATTGTAGTTGCTGGACTTCATAAATTTAGAGATTTCTTGAAACAGCATCCATATTTCAAAATAATCAGTAGTATTCCAGTAGCTACTGCGGTGTTAGACACAGAACATCCCTTAGTGAATACCACTATTGTTCTCACTGGTGTGCGTGACGCTGGGATAAGTAACCTGTGCGCTAGTATTTCGGGATGTAAAATAGGTAACTCTGTGAATTCCAAGACTAGTATGATTTTGGTTCCTAATCCAGATTATTCAAACAAGAAAACACAACAGGCGATTGAACTAGGTATTGTCAAATACACAGTAGATGAATTTAAAAGTAAATTTATGGTTTAAAAGGGTATTGTAGAGTATTAACAAGAATGATAAGTAATTTTTTATTTGGACTTTTACTTTTAAATTTTATTACACCAGTTAATAAGGATACTAATAATACTTGTAAAGTATGTTGTGATACTGTTTGGGTTATAGAAGAGATGAATACATTACCAAATGTCACAATAAGTGCTATTGTTCGTGTAATTGAAAAAGTATGTGGGGAAATTCATACACCCCAGGGACGCGAATGTGAAATTATTATTAAAGACATTGATGTTATTATAAAAAATATTACATCAGGGTTATCTCCTGAGAAAATTTGTAGCAACCTAGGGTTTTGTCACATTGAGAATAAAATTGAATTACCGGGACCTCCAGAGATATGAGTATAAATCCTGTCAAAGAGATGACTACCCTGTATAAGCAGATTATGGAAGCGTGCGAAGTGGACACAAATACTGGAAAAATCTCAGTTACAGATAAGGAGCGTCTCAATGAAATCATTTTGGAAGCATCACAGCACACTGAACGTCCAAAGAAAGCACCTAATGCGTTCATCATTTTCAAGAGCAAACTGGATATTAGCAAAACCGAGACTTCGGGGCGTGGAACATTGGCCAAGAAGGCAAAGGAACTCTGGGATAATCTCAGTATAGATGAGCGAGAGAAATACGTAGCAGAGTATAATGAACTCAAGGAACGAAACAATCGAGAGATTGCTAGTTACAATGAGTATTTCGGTATTTCTCCAACTGAAAAGACAGGAAAGACTAAGAATGTTAAAACGAATCCAGATGGAACACCTCGAAAGCGTGGTCGTCCTCGCAAAAACCCTGAGGCAACTGAATCAAGCGATAACAATGAAACTACAGCGGTATTCAAGTGCAAGGGAGAGGTTTATCTTTGGAATAAATTGAACGATGAAGTCTATGACATAGATGGCGAACACATTGGATACAAAACTAAGAATGGTTTCACGGAAATTTAATTAGTGAATTAACTATGTGTAACTTATTTTCTTTTATTATTTTAATATGAACTTTAAAAACGGATTAATGGTATTCACCTCAGCTGCATTACCTATAATAATTGTTTTAGTAATTTTTTTTTCGCCGTATAATTTCAGTTATTTATTGAAAGAATCTCGTGAAAATTTCCGCGATGAAAAAGAAGAAGAAAAAACTGGCACTTGTGACCCAGAAACAGAACATCAAGTTGAATTTCCTGTAAAAAATATTGGTTGCACTCGAAGAGGGCGTGACTTTTTAACAGTTCAAGAATTTATGGATGGTGAGTCACTTGGATGTTATAAGGGAAAACCATTTTATTAATTATTTCTAAATAATCCAGTATTTGTATTAATTAACCATTTTCTTGGTAGCAATTGCTCTGATAAAATTAAATAATTGTAAAAAAGCAGACCAATAGAAATATCAAAGTAAGACAACAAGCAAACGAGTAATATTCTTAAGAGTATTCCTTCATTGAAAGGTATTTTTGTTCCTATATTTTTTATTTTTTTTAAAGGATTTAATAATGTAGTTACGCTCGTTATTAATGACACCAGAATTAGTATTTTTAGTTGAGTATAGTTAGTTTTAGAGTTAGTAAGGTATTTAAATATAACTCCAATAACAATAGGTATTAAAATATGTGGAGCTATTATTTTAAAAATATTTAATTTTGATTCACTTCTTAATTTACTACAAAGTGATTTATCTTCTATTGAGTTATCAGTTGAATATTGCCAACCTATCATGTATCTTTTCATATTAGGGTCTTTACTTTTATCAACACAGTGGAATGTCTGTGTTCCTTTGAAAAATAAACCCTCACCAATGTTGAATTGTTTTTTTATTTTGTTACCATTTTTATCGAAATATACGAATGGAGGAACGTTGCCTTGTTTCTTTATTAAAAATAGTGTTCTATAACAATTATGTGGTTCAGTATCATAATGACAGGAAAATTCGGCATTTTTGCCTTCATATCTTAAAAGAACACATCTAAAACTACTGTTACCTAATTCCAATTTTTTACCACACAGTTTTTCTAATTGTGGTTTAATTCTATTACCTATTTTATCAAGTTCAGCTTGCACTTCAGGTGTAAAATCATTGTAGTATAATGTGCTTTTCTTGGAATAATTTCCACCAAAAAACTTTGAACCTAATGGTGAAAGTGTTTGAATATTATCTTGTTTGTTATTTTTTATAGAATTAATAAATTCTATTTCATCTTTTTGTATTGTTTTATCCATTAAATTTATCCAGGGTGTTTTATTTGGATTGAACAAGTTTCCTTGGAAATGATGTAAAAGTCTTCTATGAAAATTCTCATTCCATAAATGGTTAATTCTACTTAGGTCAATGAGTATAAAAATTAAAATTAATAATAGTGTATTTTTGGCATTCATTTTAATATTAATTACTATTTTTAATTAATTAATGTAAAATAAAAAATAAGTTACCTTTTTGTCCAGTTTTTATAATTTTATAATTGGTTTTTAATGTAATGTTCAAACATCTCTAGTTTAGATTCTCCTATTTGTCTGATGCGCGCGTCAATACTGCCTTCGTCAATAAACCTATGAACAGTGACTGGGTTCCGTTGACCATCGCGATACACTCTTCCAATCGCCTGCTCTTCAATGAAGGGATTGTAGTGAGGAATGTTGATAATCACGTTAGAGAAGCGCTGAAGGTTCAATCCAGTGCCACCAGCATAAATCTGGATTATGAGAGTATCAAAGTTATCCTGGTTCTCGAGTATGCGTTTGCGTTCTTGGAATGAAATCCTGCCGTGAATAACTCCTACGCGTTTGCCTGCCTTCTCAAGATGTTCCTGGAGATACTTCATCTCGGCGTGGAAATCACAGAACACGATGCTGTTGCTAAGCGAACTAGCGAGTTTCACGATTTCAGTGAGCCGTGTGTTCTTCACCCTTGGCATTTCAATGTCGTGTGTCTTCAGGTAGCATTCCAGGAAAATCATTATGCCAATACTGACTTGACGCATCCTGAGAAAACGTTCAAGTTCGCAATGGTAGTCCATAGTAACAAGTCCGCCTTCGGGTGTCTCGAAATCTAAGCAGTTCATCACGTAACTTTGGACCTCGCGCTCAAATTCTGTAGGAGTAACCGAATGAAGGATCTCGGTTTTCTCGGGAATATTCATACCAACATCCTTTTTGGTGCGCAACAACATCACCTTCTTGAGTGTAGCATTTACGGCATCGCTAGTTTTGTATTCCGCGTCAGGGATGTCTATGAAATTCAGTAGTGTGTGGAGGTCTCGCAAACAGTTCTGTATAGGTGTGCCTGACAATGCCCACTTGTTGTAACCCTTGAGAGCCATAATGTAGGTAGCAACCTTGGTCTTCATATTCCTGATGTAGTGGGCTTCATCCAAAATAACCCGGAACCACAGAACACTACAAAACAGTTCGTGATGTGCCACAAAAGTCTGGTAGGTAGTGATGAAAATTGATCCAGGTTTGTTGTATGCGCCCAAGAGACTATGATAGTGTCCGTTGATACACACTACAGGTTCGAGCCGACTGGAGAATTTCCTGATTTCTGCTACCCACTGTTCCACGAGACTTGCTGGAACAATGAGAAGAGTGTTGGGCATGAAGTTAGTCTCCATTACTGCTATGGTCTGAATGGTTTTTCCAAGTCCCATCTCGTCAGCAAGTATTCCTCCGTAGTGTTTCTTGACAGGTGGAATTTCTCCGCTTGGTTCCCAATGCCATTCGCGCGACAGCATCCAGTCAACGCCTTCTTCCTGGTATCCCTCACGTAACTTGAACCCCCTCTCGCCGAGAATAGCATTCGCAGTTTGATGGTTCATAGAACGTTGATTTATCGTAATTGTTTGAAAGTTCTAGTCTGGTGTTTTACCCAGTCTAGGAAAAATTTTAAGAAATCAATTTTATTTTTTATTACTCTGGATTCTAGACTGGTACTAGAACTAGCACTGGTTACTCTAGTATTTCTTTAAGTCCAGTGAATTATGAAAACAAAAATTGAATTCATCTAAGACTATAACAATGAGGATAAATCATATCACACTCTAAAACAATCATGTCCGCAACCACAGCCAATTCATCAAACAAGTTTGCAGCTGCTGTAGCACAGCACGCGCAGTTCGCAACTGGAGACAATGGTGCTCTAGTCCATAAGACATCAGGTAACGTATTTGTCGATTACTTTACCAATATTACACAGGAAACATCACGAGAAACTATTGCCGAGGCGGTTCGACAGATGGTAGAATATGCGCGAGTAATGTTTTTGGCATCTGGTGACACCACTTATGTCAGTTATCTATTTACATTCTGGGCATTCAAGCGAAGTTGTCGCGCCGAAACAGGAGAGGGTATTCGCACAGCATCACACTGGTATTTGATTGAACTATTCAAGTATTTTCCAGACACAGTGTGTAAGATGGCACGCAACGGATTGTCAGGCGAGTATGGATACTGGAAGGACGTCGAAAGCATTATCATTCTCCTCCATAGCGACACTAGTGTTTCATCAGCGACACTCTACAAGACATACGACCCTCTTGTCAGTGCTCTGGTAGATGGAATGCTCGAACAGCGTCATATGGACCTTGACTCTCTGGATGGATGGTGTCGCCAGTATCTAGGACGGGAGTCACGCTATTTCTCAGCAGAGCAGATTAGCGACAAGATGCTAGAGGAAGGTGTTAAGGCACCACACATTAGTCTTGTAGGTCCATGGATTACACGAGAACGTAGCGCTGACAACAAGAAGGCTTACTGGTATGTGGGTCCATATGACAAGCCAGTGAAGGTAACCAACTCCTGCTACTGTGTTCGAAAGTTGCTCAACGTTCCAACAGCCGATGGCACAGTTCACGTGTTCCCAGTTGATAAGCAGGTTCCATTTGGTGCTATGAAGCGATACCGACAGGCTAATGCTCGATTGGCTGCTGCAAGTCTCAAGGTAGAGCAGTTCATGTGTAGTAACCGATGGGACAAGATTGCTCACAACAAGATTCCAAGCATTGCTGGCTTCCGCTTGCGAAAGGCTCTAGCAAACGAGAAGCGTAAGATTCCTCCTGCTCCTACTGAGGAGGATACTGGTAACCGGCATCCAGATGACCCAGTTCGGGTTGCTTGTCGCCAGAATATGATGGCAAACATTGAAAGTGGCGCTCCTGGTTCAATCAAGACTGATGGACTGAACCCACACGAGATTGCTTTCACAGCAATGAACGCCAAGGGTTTGGATGTCAAGTATCTCCAGGCATCTTGGAGTGAGAAGGTGCGTAAGTATCACGAGCGCATCGAGACCATTAAGGCAGAGGCAATGGAGGCAGGAACTGGTGTAGAAGTTGCTGGTGGAGGCGAGTCTCTAGCTTCCAGCACAGCACAGAGCGCAATCAAGGGTAACTTTGTGGGTGTAGCAGATACTTCTGGTTCAATGACTTGGGAAGGAAAGGCTGGTAACCGACCTATTGACATTGCTACTGGTCTCACAGCATTTATGTCAGAGGTTTCATCACCGGAATATCGTAACATCGCTTTCAGTTTTAATATGACACCACACACATTCAGTTTCGTGAAGAATGTTGGTGGAACAAGTGTTCCTATGACTGCCGCAGAGCGTATGGCAATGCTAAACGACAGTCGAAACGTAGGATACAACACAGATATTATGGCTCTTCACCGACTGGTAATCCGTTTTATGACTGAGCATAACGTCACAGAACCTCCAACTCTAGTGATTTTCAGCGATGGAGAGTTTGATGCCCAGTGCTCAACTGACCAGGGTGGATACAACACAACACACGACAATGTTGTGCGAATGTATGCCGACGCAGGAATCCAGAACATGGCTACAATTGTGTATTGGAACCTTAGTCAGAAGAACTACAACAAGGGAACCCAGACAAGTGCCAACTATCCAGGAGTTATCTTCCTTCAGGGTCCTTCCGCCAAAAACTTCGACTTCATTCTGTATGGGGAAGGTGCTGACAAGATTACCCAGACAGTAACTCGAAGTGATGGCACACAGACACAGATGGAGGTAAGCAGTGTTACACCAGAGGAAACATTCCTTAAGGCGATGGATAATGTTCAGTTCTACAAGCACATCTATACAGTTCTCAACAGTTCAACTGAACGGGAACTAGCAGGATTTGAAATCGCACTGGATATGTAAGTTTTTGGAATTAACTAGCTAGTAATATATTTTTTATTTTTACTTAAAAATTAATAGAAAATTATTGTTACAGTAGAAAATGACAAAAATTAGAGTAATTGAATGCCCAGAAACAGGCGATGTTATCATGCTTAACAAAGTCGTGAAAATTAAACAATACGATGTAGATAGCGAAGGTTACTACAAATACGATATTCTCACAACAGACAACTATTATACCTCTTTTTACACCAAGAGTAGCACCTATATGTCAATGTTTAGAACAATTAACCTTTAATAATTACATAAATTATTTTTTATTTAATTCGTTTAGGAAAAATTATTTTCTTGCTATATAATATCAAAAAAAAATGGGAGGAGGACTTATGCAATTAGTAGCTTATGGCGCTCAAGATATCTATCTTACAGGTAATCCACAGATTACTTTCTTCAAGGTTGTCTATCGCAGACACACCAACTTCTCAATGGAATGCATCCAGCAGACCGTTAACGGAACATCCACTGTCGGTTCATCAGCAACCAGCGGAACAGTCACTGTCTCAAGAAACGGTGATTTACTCGGTAAATGCTATGTCAGATGCGACCAGGATACCGCCAACGGTATTAACGGTGACGAACTCATCACAGATGTCACACTCGAAATCGGTGGTCAGCAAATCGACAAGCACACCAAGGAATGGCTCCAGGTCTGGGCTGAACTCAGCACACCAGAATCAAAAGCCAGTGGTTACAAATACTTAACTGGTGGTTTCTCAAACACACTTGTTACTGGTGGTGAAACCAACCAGCAGTCAGTTATGGTTCCACTCCAGTTCTATTTCTGCCGCAACCCAGGTCTCGCTCTTCCACTTATCGCTCTTCAATACCACGAAGTCAAGATGAAATTCACATGGGGAATTGATACCGCCGTAGGAAGAGACGGAACACCTGCCACACCAACTTGCGAAGTCTGGTCTGACTACATCTACCTCGACACCGAAGAACGCAGACGTTTCGCTCAGGTATCACACGAATACCTCATTGAACAGCTCCAATACCAGACCGAGGGTTCCGCTGCTTCCAAATATAAACTCAACTTCAACCACCCAGTAAAGGAACTTGTCTGGACTAACGCAACTGCCAACGTCACAACCCAGAAGGCAAAGATAACACTTAACGGACACGATAGATTTGCTCAGCAGGACCGTGAATACTTCCAGCTCCGTCAGCCACTCGACCACCACACCGCTGTCCCAGCTTACAACGTTAAGGAAACAGATGCTCCTAAATTGTTAGCATCTCCACTTGTCCTTACTTCAGCAGACGGAACTAATGCCAATGGAACTGGTAATACACCAGGAGAAATGGCAGTTGCTGCTGCTGGTGATGTAAATGCCGTTAATGAATGTAACTTAACTAATGCAACATTAATCTTAGGTAAAGCAAACGATGATGTTGCTTTCGATGTAAAGACTGGTGATTTATTAAGTATATCTGTAAGTGTAATTGACCCAGATACTGCAGGAGCTGATCTTGGTTTACAATCACATACCGTCATTAGTCAAGTTAAAACATTAGCTGATAATGCCTTAGATGACACTAAAGTTACTATTACATTAACAACTAGCACAGGAATTACAACTGCCACTACACATTCAGTTCATGTAAGTGTTGTTGCCCGCACTCAGGACCCACAGTCAAGATGCTCTGGTCTCAGCAACGATGTCAATGTCTACTCATTCGCACTCAAACCAGAAGAACACCAGCCATCAGGAACATGCAACTTCTCAAGAATTGACACTGCTCACCTCGAGTTCGATGCCAGTGTCACTGTTGCCGCTGTCTACGCTGTTAACTACAACGTCCTCCGTGTCATGAGTGGTATGGGTGGTCTCGCATACAGCAATTAAGAAGTCTTATTTCTTATTATTCCTAATTTATTTATAATTATCTTAATTATTCTAGTAATTAAAAAAATATATTAATGGTTCTTTTATATTCAACTTCAACTTAAACTTCGTCGAGCCGAAAGTATTCCCTAATTTTATCTAGATAATCAGTCATAATCTCGTCTTCAAAGATGCTACCTGATACGTCTAGTGTAAGAACCTTTTCCTTGGGTTCCTGAGTAAGAAGCCAAGTTTCGTGACGAGAGTTAAGACTTTTCAAATAATCCAGTGGAATACCAGCTTCACCGTCTCGGCTACGCTTTTTAATACGCCCGTGGCTAATTTCAGGTGTAGTCCTCAAATACACGAATCCAGTTGCTTCTAGTTTAAAGTCATTAACAAGTTTAGAATGCCATTCATTATAGATTTTATATTCCAGTTCATTCATTTTTCCTGATTCATGTAGCAAACTAGCGAAACACAATTTGTCTGTGAATACACTCCTTTCTACAAAAATAACATCCAAGTCCGGATTTTCTCGAATAGTCTCGTGAATACTATAACTCCTACTAATAAAACTGTTCATTTGAAAGGGAAAACTATACTTTTCTTGGTCAGCATAAAACTCACTAAGAAGACTGCTTCCATCACTAGTCGTCATACTCATCCACTGAGATACGGGTTCTAGAACAATCTTCCACTTAAATTTTTGAAACCTAAGAAACTGGTCTATCAATTCACAGAAAGTAGTCTTTCCGGTTCCAATATTACCCTCAATGTAAATAATCTTTGGTGCCATTATACTCTGGTATGCTCTGGTATGCTCTTTGTTTTGAATGACTTGTCATTTATCCGGTAAATCAATTTTTAAGATTATAAATTCTACGTATATACTAGAGTATGCTAAATACCAGTAACATTAGCACCATAGAGAAATATTTAAACAAGGAACAACAATCAAGAAAAATAGAAGTATTAAAAGCTACACGTTCATTGACTAAAAGAAATAAAAGAAATAGAGGAACTGGAATAAACACTAGTTATAGTAAGAAATTGCGTCGTAGTTTAAAAGCTAATCCTAAATTAATGAAATCATTGAGAAAACTATTAAAGCTTAAACAAAATCAACACTAGAACCATCTGAAGAATACACCTCGCCAATTTCAATAAATTCACCAGGAACAGTTACATCTGGTGCTGTGAATATAATCATTCCTATACCACAGTTGAAAGTTTTTAACATTTCGGCATCGTCTAGGTTCATAAATTTCTGTAGTGTTCTCCATTCGTGTGTAAATATTTTTTCTGTTTGAAGTTTTAATCCTAGATTATCAGGAAGAACTCTAACTAAATTATCTCTATAACCACCACCTGTAATGTGACACATTCCTTGAATATTTGTTACTCCTACCTTATTTACTTCCGGAAGATAACACCTATGTGGTGCTGTAAGCCAATCTGAGAAATCACCATGTGTTTTACAATAATAGTTAAAATCAGCATTCTCAGAGTAACATTTTCTTATGGCTGAATAACCATTGGTATGTGGACTATCACTTCTTATTCCCCATACTCGTGACGCCTCAGTTACGTTTTCACCACTTACAATTTTGTTTGGAGATACACTACCAATCATTGTTCCTACAATATCATAACTTCCATCAGTATATATTCCTGGCATTTCAGCTGTTTCACCTCCAATTAAGAAGCAATTATGTCCTATACACTCTTCGCTCATACCTTGAACTATAGCAGACACTACTGATTTATCTAATTTACTTGATGCAATGTAATCTAGAAACATAAGAGGATTTCCACCTTTTACAAGCATATCATTTACACAATGATTAACAATGTCTCTTCCAAGATTAGAAAAGGCAATATTTGTGTCACGTCTTAGTTCTCGGAAGAGTCTAGGTGTAAAACTACTCTTGGTTCCTACCCCATCAATAGTTGATACTAGGGTGCTCTCAGTTGAATCACTCTTTAAATTCACTAATCCTGAAAAATCTCCCAACTTAGAAGTTACTTCTGCTCTAGGGTGACTTATTTTTTGTGTAGCACCAATTAATTTGTGTATTTGTGATACAATAGTATTGGCTTTGTCAACATCAACTCCACAATCTGCGTAATTGAAGTTGGTTGGACTATTAGGCACATTTGTTTCAATTGTATGAATATCGGTTCTGTATTTAAAATCTCCACTCATTGAATTTATAATTCGCGGTATCTCTAAGTGGTCTCTAATACAAATTGCTAAAGCTCTAGAACCTAGCATTTTAAAACGCATTCTTTGTTCAGGAAAATTATTTGAAATTATATTGCTATAGTAGAATTTATTGAGGTCATTCAACTGAACCCGCGATAAGTCTAGCTGTTGTTCTCTTACAGCAGTGAAAGGATAACTTTCAGGAACGATGTATACTACTGTGCGGTCAATAGGACGGAATTGATTTTGACTATAAAATGTTACTGACTTATCAACAGTGCTTACTAATAGGTCTCGGAAATTTCCTCCATAACTTTCTATAAATGGAATAGCTTCGGGGTCACCTAGTCTAGCATTAAATTCGATAATCTTTATTCCAGTTACTGTTTTAATAAAACTTCCATAAATAAACCCTGTATATCTTTCCTGAACTAAATTCAAATCTCTAGTGTATTTGTTAATAATGTTAACAATTTCTTCATTTACATATCCGGCATTTGATATGTCGGTTGAATCGATACCCGGAAGAAGTCCATTTCTATAGCACACACAACCCATACTTCCTGTATTTGCTCCAGTGTTTCCTTCTCCTACTCTTTTAAAGTCCATAACAGGTTGGGAATGAATAATATATTTTCCATTTGTTACACTTTGAAATGAAAATTCGGTTCCTTCAAGGAATTCTTCTAAAACAACAGCTTCGCCTCGTTGAATATAGTAAAAGACATATTCAATAGCATCATTTATGTCATTAAAATCTATCTTGAATATTTTTACTCCCTTACCACTATGTATTCCTGTGGGTTTTATTACAGGATAACTAGTTAACAATTTATAGACGCGGTTTGCATCATAATTTTCTGCTAATATTTCGACAAATTTAGGATTAAACATTTTCAGGGGAGAATCTTCAATAAGTTTTCTAGCAAAAAGTTTGTCAGTTTCTAGAAAAGCAGATACCTTACTAGGACCAATAAAACTTATGTCTGCCTGAGTTAATTTATAGTATAAATCAGTTACTAACCAACTTTCTCCGCCGGGTATTACATATTTCACTCTTTTATTTATTGCCAATTCAACAATTTTGTCGACGTCACTTGTAATAAAAGTTGTAATACCCATTAAACTCATTCCATAGTTTTCAAAACTTGATACACAATAGATACTTTCTCCTTTTAATGTATCTCTATATAGGCGTTTTGCTATAGAATATTCTCTAGCACCAGAACCCAAAATTAGAAAGGACATATTTTTAGTTATAACTGGTGTTAAATACTTTAAATACTTAAAAAAAAGTATGTATAAATATTAATGATGAATAGCATTTTCTATGGCGTAGGCGCTATAATATTGCCTTATAAACGTCACAAACGTTACACTGGTGTTAATGATAAAAATACAATATGTAAAATTACTCCATATAACATTGGTGAGATGAATATTTTACCTAGATTAATGGGTGATGAAAAATCTAAGAAATATTTCATAGAACTAACTGATGTGGTGACAACAGATACAACTATTGAAAATACCATTCCAAAAAAAACCCGAGATTTTATGAAATATCTAGAATCTTTAAAAAATCCTGAAAAACCTAAAAAATATTCTTACAACTTTAATTTTTCTTACATAATTTTTAAGTTGGGAGAATCTGATTTGTATGAAATACAACAAAATATATTCAATGGGGATAAATGCTGTTTCAGAAATGAACCCGATTATACATTTCAAAAAACCTGTAAAAATTTAATAGATGGACTAAAGTATTTACATTCTCGGGGTATCTGTCATTTTGATATAAAACCTGAGAATATTGTGTTACACGACACTAATTTTAAATACATTGATTTTGGATTTGCTGAAGAATTTCCATTTAAGAATTATATATCCAAAGGACCAAGAGGCACACTAGAGTATATTCCATTTACAACAACTAATCCTAAACTACTAAAGCATTTTACTGCCTTTCTTCCATATATACCTTGTGATGATTGGCAAAAATGCGATAATACAGGATTTTGGTATCATACTAATTATCAAAACCGAGTAGAGTTAAATTGTTCGATTACTACTAGCAGTATCTATAAGGCAGACGTATTTGCCCTAGGTAGAACATTAGGAAAGTTACTAGACGTATTGTGTATGAGTGACTATTTCAATTGTAAAGTGGTGAATCGTGAATTTATAAATAAAATGACTTGTAATAAAGTATTCTTGAGAGGTAGTGTTCTAGACGGCACTATAGAAATTCCTCCTAGAATTCTAGAATGCCAAAGAACCGAGAGTGATATTTACTGTTGTTTTACTAGGCGAGGTAACTATTCTTTAGGACCGAATTCAAAATTGATTTCTTTCAAATTCACCTAAACAAAATACACATCTCAATACTATACATAACAAAATCATGCCTTTCACTCGTTCAACTCGTAACACTAACGCTACTCGTGCCACTCGATCAGTCCAGACATTCTCAGTTTCTGGACAGGCTCTCGGAGCTACATCAAACAGTGTTTCAACACTTCCAATTAATCGTAAGCCATATTACACCATCAGTCTTACCAACGACAATCTAATGTATTACACATCAGATTCCTGGTCATCAACTAGTTATGATGCCGTATATGCAGAATATCAGCGCCTCGTAGATGCAGGTGTAGACCGTGTTTTCCAGATTAGCATTGTGGAAAGTTACTCCAAGGTTACATATGGAGGTGTAGTAGATGATACACCAACAATTACATCAGGATTTGTTCCAGCAGCACAGGCTAACTCACCAGAAATCAGTCTAGTAGGATACACCTTCTCACGATATGGAAAGGGTTATCTTATGAAGCCTACACCAGACAGCGCTTATGTCGGTAACAAGTATTTCCTAGGTGGATGGTGGAATGAAACCGTAGAGGGATGGTTCTTCCGCCGAGACTGCGTTCGAACACTCTATGAACTAGGTGCTGTGTTCGATGGTCCAAAGCGATTTGACCCTACCCGAGAATTCTATGAAACTGAAACTCTTAGTGAAACACTTGACTTGACTGACCGCTTTTACCGCAATTACAAGCGAGGTATCATTCTATTCCCAACTTCAATGCAGGACCCTCTGTATGGACAAAAGTATCTGCTAGATGGATGGTGGATGAACACCAGTGACGGTCCAGGATGGTTCTTCCGCAAGCAGTTCGAAGATACACTTGTAGCACACGGTGCTCGACGAACAAGTCTTCTCTCGGGCTCATTGGAGTCACTTCCATCATACAATACTCATATTAGGTTCTCAGATGAAGATGAAGACTTGGACGTTCTGTTGAGGGAAGTCCAGGGAGATGACGATGAAGATGATGCATCAGACCCAGACTACACTCCAGACCATAGGGAAGAGCACGAATACATCCAGGAAGAATACATTGAAGACCCAGTAGCAAGTGATGCTGGACCAGATAGTGAAGACGAACAGGATAGTGACCTAAGCGATATGATTTTCATCCGCTATGGAAAGGGATATGTGCTTAAACCTCACAAGGTTGACCCTCGATACAGCGCTAAGTATTTCCTAGGTGGATGGTGGAATGCTAAGGCAAAGGGATGGTTCTTCAAGCGAGAGATGAAGAAGTTTCTCAAGGCACAGGGTGCTACATACCTTAAAATCCGCAATTAATTAATTTTACAGGAACTAGTGTAACTTATTTTTTCATTTAAATCAGGATTATACTTAGTGAATATCTTGGGTTGACTTGTAGAAACGTTTTTGTAACCATTTGGTTTGCTTGGAAAATTACAGGCGCTTGAAAATTTATCCATTGTTAATTATAATACTATACCACTATTTTTTTTTAAGTTATAATTATATATAGATTTATGTATCTTACCAGAAAATACAATGCTAAAACAAAAAAAAATGTTTTCTATGACACAAGAACTAGAAAATGTGTCACCATGGAACATTTAAACAAATTGTATATTCCACCTGCCTACACTAATGTAAAAATATCAAGTAATCCTGATAGTAAAGTGTTAGCAACAGGTATTGATTCACGTGGAAGAAAACAATACATTTACAATAAGGCATTTACAGAAGAACAAAGTATGTTAAAATTTTCAGATCTTAAAATATTCGGTAAAAAAATTCGTAGAATAAGAAACGACGTTTGGAATACTATAATGCGTTACAATCGTAGTAGAAATAAATCACTAGACTTGTTGTTGTCTCAAGATTTTCAAATAGCATTAGTAATCTATTTAGTTGATAAATGTAATTTTAGAATAGGTAATAGTAAATACAAACATCTCTATCAAAGTTATGGAATTACTACAATTAACAGCGAACATATAGATACATCTGGGAGTTCAGGAGTAGAAATTAGATTCACTGGTAAGAAAGGAGTAGAAAACAAGGCAAATGTCTGTAATAAATACATAGGTCCTATCTTACGAGACTTGAAGCGTGTTAACTGTAATCGGGAATATCTATTCAGTTACATAAATGAAAACCGTGAAATATCTAGAATAACAGAACGTCATATAAATAATTACCTTAAACGTTATAACCCTAGTATTACCGTAAAAATGTTCAGAACCTGGGCTGCAAATTACACATTATTACGTGAATTGATAAAAATGGGAACTCCTGATTGCCAAAAAATGACACGTAAAAATATAAAATTAGCAGTAAATAAATCAGCACATAGTCTTCACCACACAGCAGGAGTAAGCAAAAAAAGTTATATGAACAATGAAATTCTTAATTTGTATGAGAGTAACCCTATGGCATTTTTTGCTATTATCCGTAGATATCGAGGTCCTACTGGTAGATTACCAGACACAGACACAATCTTTAACCGTCTATTAGAGGACATTAATTATTAAAATTGAATTAAAAATAATTATAGTGTTTCTATTTAGTAATATCTATGACACATCAAAATAAAGGTTTGTCTAGAAATACAATTGATAAGTATTATACCAGTCCTGAAACTGTTGAAAGAATAATAGACATTGTTTCTAAAAGCGTAAATATAAATTATGACTTAGATACAATAATAGAACCCAGTGCTGGTAATGGAGCTTTTATTGAAAACATAAAAAAACTAGCAAAAAATACTGTGTTTATTGACATTGAACCTGAAAATTCGCAAATTACGAAAGCTGATTTTTTAGAGTATAACCCAGTTAAAAGTGAATCCAAAATACACGTTATAGGTAACCCTCCTTTTGGAAGACAGAGTTCATTGGCAAATAAATTCATTAAACATGCGTGTGGTTTTGCCGATACAGTCGCTTTTATTCTTCCTAGGAGTTTTAAGAAAGAAAGTATGCGACGACATTTCCCCTTAAATTTCCATACAACAGCGGAATTTGACGTTCCAAAAAACAGTTTCATAGTGAATGGAGAACCTCACGATGTTACTTGTGTGTTTCAGATATGGGAAAAAAGGGATATTCTCCGTGAAGTGCCAAAACGTGAAGAGGCTATTAAATTCAAATTCGTTAAACACGATGAGACACCCGATGTTTCATTCAGGAGAGTAGGAGTATATGCTGGTAGGATTGACACAGAAACAGAAAATAAGTCACCTCAGTCACACTACTTCATTAAATTAGAAGTCCCAGTTACAGATGAATTAATATCCCTATTGAATACAATCGAATACAAAAATAAATCAGATACAGTAGGTCCCAAAAGTATTTCAAAAGATGAATTGACACGGGAATTTAATACAGTTCTTTCTAATTCCTAACTCTCCTAGGACTTTCAAATTCTTCGATTATCTCTTTTCCCCTGTAAATATTCGGCTTTCCAGTATCTCTAGTGGATTGATAGGTAATGAAATCTGCCAATTTGTTTTCAAAATTTCCTATGCTACACTGGACACGTCGCTGCCCACCTGAATCAACCTTGGGGTTTATCGAAATATTCATATTGAAATGCTTTTCCATAAATTTTTTTGAATTTTTATATGTTTCCTTGTAATAATTATCTGGATTACCGTGAGGTATGCTTTTAACTAGGGCGACATATTTTTTTATTGTATCTAATGGCATTGTTCCCCATAGAAATTGATGACATGCTACATTGTAACTTATCTCAAAAATATCTCTAATTTTCTTTGTTGTTTCCAGTTGATGATATTTAACCACTACAATGGTATTTTTCTCAGAGAAATCGTATGAGAAGAACCTTTCAATATCTCCACAATATATAGTGTTACCTCCTACTGTTTTTACAGAAATGTTTTCATCATTTAAGGTAATATCGTGTATATCGGTGTTGTTGGATTCAGCGGGTAGTCCAAAAACCTTTTCGCGTATATCGTTTTCAATAATAAATCCGTGTAGTTGGGATTGGGGCATTTCGTTTTATTTCTAGAACAGGAATAAATCTCTAATTCAATTTTATTCAGCTAATAACTACCAGCTTTAATTTTGCGAAGAATAGCGTTACTCACTACAATATCATGCTCTTTCTCTAAATATTCCTGTAGAAGTTTATGGGTCTTCCACTTTGCCTGTAATGAAACAGACCTAATAGTATTAACCTGTGCGTCTGTGAATTTCTTTCGTGTTTTATCGGCACTTTGTTTCTCGGTTTCAGAGACCATTGTATAGTCTAATTCAACTCCAGCACTAGTTTCCCTATAACCACGTATAACTATCTGATTAGAGTGAACTAGGTTGTGACATTTTTTACACAGAGGAACTAAGTTACTGGAAACATTCTTGTGAAACTGTTTTCCAATTATACCCTGTGCGTCAGCAGTGCATTGGAACTTAATATGATGGGTATCTTCTGCTTTTTCTTCACATATTTCGCATTTATCAACAATTATCTTTGTATTGTATCTACTGGTTTTATTATCTAATACAACTTCTCCAATATCTAGTATGCTTCGGCGTATGCTATCAGCGGTCGCAATAAATTCGGCGTCTAAATCCATTGCCTTACACACCTCTAGTCCATAAATAGTTGGACCATTTCCGGGTTTCAATACACGGTCATAGATAAGTAAATCACGTGACTGGTCGTATTCCACTGAAAGATGATATGCCTTTACACTTGATATAGCCTGTATTTCTGGCATTTTCACTAACTGATGAAGATGAGTTGCGAATATGAAACTGGTGTTTCTTTTAGACAAGTGAATTACACTACTGGCAAATATACTCTGCGCTGATGTATTTTCAGTTCCACTACATAACTCGTCACCCAATACCAGACTATTTCCATTTGCTCTCTTCAAGATTCCTCTCAATTCTCCCATTTCTACAGCAAAACTTGATTCACCTCTAAAGATGTTATCGGCATTCAAAATACGAGTGAATAATCGCTGATATGGACGATAATGAAACTCTTCGGCAGCTACATAAAACCCTGCTTGTGCCATAATGATATTGAGACCCACTGCTTTCATTAAACTACTCTTGCCACTAGCATTGGTTCCATATAATAACATACCAGTTTGACTAATATTCATTTCATTTCCTATTTCAATATCATTTGGAACATATAATGTTGCCTGGTCTAATCTTTCAATGATAGGATGTCTTACGGCACGGGCGCGAATGAAACTGTTACCAGCGGTTTCTTTTTCGTTTACATAGACTTGTGGTTTATGATAACCATATTGCACAGCTGATTTTGCTGCACTTTTATATGTATCTAGTGTGCCTACAAAACGTGAAACTACACTCATCACTCCAGAATACTCGGTTTCAAATTTATCAGTGTATTCACGGAACAACTTCTGGCACTGTCGACCAATTTCAATTATACCTCGCTGGTAATCACTACACAATTTAACAATCTCAGGACAACTTACTATGGTTTTGTTTGCAGCCTGACGTTTAAATGTAATTTCACGAGCATTGAGAGTAAATGGTTCTACTGCGGTAGTTACTGTATACACATTATTTCCATAATTCACCAGTTTTTTAGAAAGGGCGTTCGCTCTAGCAGGTGTAGCAGTAATAAAATATCCATCACGCTCATTGTTCTCTATTTTAAACCAGACGTCAATGTCATTACCTATTGATTTAGTAAATTGCTTACAAATACACTTTAGGCATTCAAGACTAGATGATATCTTTGCTTCAGTTGCATCTATTTTTCCAGATATACCGGGATTGAATATATTTTCAGTAATAGTTTCTAAGTTGAATTTCGCAAGTGTTTCAAGTCGAAAAACTCTAGTATAGTCCTCACGAAACTGTGCAAATTTAGCTAACTCTTGGTTACTTGGAATTAAATCACTATGAAAGAATTCTGCCTTAGTATTAACTATTTTTTGAATGGATTCATATGAGTAATTTAAACTGTAAATCTCACTAGGTTGTATAATACCCAATGAAAATCTGCGATGGAGTCTTTCAATATCAATAATCTTATTCAAAAGTGGTTCTATTTCTCTATAGTTATCGTTATTTACAAGGAATTCAGTGTATTCATATCTTTTTTGTATTATTTTGGCATCACAAATAGGATTGAGTAATTGGTCGCGCAGGTAACGTTTTCCTATACTTGTGCTGGTGTTAGTAAGAATACCTAAAAGACTATTGGTAGCCTTAACAGCAGAACTACCACTGGGTGTGACATTTAACTGCTGAATGCTATTATTGTTCAGAATCATATAATTCATGCTTTCAAACACCTGTGGACGCCCAATCTTTTGAATAATATTTTCATTATGAGCATAGGCAAAATTCAATAGGTTAATATAGCTCATTCTTGCTACACTCATTAGTTCAATATCAAGATATTCTAATATGCTCAGCATAGTATCATTTTCACGCTTAAAAATCTTTTCGAAAAATGCATTTTGAAAGGCAATACTAGAGTATTCAGGATTTACACTGTCATTTGTTTTAAAATGAACTCTTGTGTCACCTAGGTTTAAATAATTTACAAGGAAACCTCGTGATATTTCACGTATGCTCTCACAATTTTCTTCGGAGTCTTCTACTACTACTAAAACTTCGCAAGGTTCATATACATTAACAAACCTGAGTGTTTCATCAAGTGAATAATAGTAATCTCCAGTATTCTTGAGACTATACACCTCATACACACAGTTTTTACCTGTAGTAAAATCAACTACACTCAGCCCAATATTTTTAAATCTCCTTCTGGGGTCAGTTTTATCGGGTTCAATATAAATACACATTGTGTTGGTAGTTGAATTCTTGTTAGAGTATTCTATGCTTGTTCCTGGTGAATAAATCTGTGTAACTTCTCTCTTAGGGTCAGGTGGTTCAGTAACCTGCTCCATCAATACTACAGTGAAGTTCGCATCAAGGAGAATTTGAATATATTTGTCTCTTGTATAAATATTTACACCAGTCATAAGTGGGTTACCACGCGAATTTTCAGTAATTTTCTTGCTTTTTCTTGTTACCTGAATATTCATAATATCTGCTGATTTGTAAAAAGCGTGAGTATTAGTTTTTTCGTGCTCATTATCAATGGCATAGCATTCGAAGAAATGTCCTACCTGCATTAATAAGAGTGTATCTTCACCATATTCACGAGAATATTTATCGGCAAGTTCTAAATAGTCATCGATAATAGTCATATCGCTAAGAGGGTATAATAAAAAAATATGTAATTTTTCTTTAGGTGATGCTAGAGAATTCATAAGCAAAAATATCGATATTAAAGCATTAAAGTAATAGATAAGGCGAATCAATAAAAACGTGCTCGGTTATTTGTTGGGCGTTCTTTGAAAATTTTGAAATAGTGTATTTACCTAATCTATTCACTATATTTTTAACACTATTACTTGTGTCTAATATTTTTATGAAATTAGAATTATATATAAAGACCCCTCTTTCGTATTTCATTATTTTTGAAACTGGTTTTTTATTCGGTTCAATGTAATATGATGAAAAATTACTAGTTTTTGATGTGTTTTCCATAAAATTAAGTTGGTAAGGATTGCCTTGACTCTGATGATAATAAATAAGAGTTTGGGTTAAAATTCCATTCCTATAAAAAGTAACACTTTCACGAAAACCTTCTGTAGTATATTTTACACACACTCCATCTAAATCGTCATCTTTAAAATAGCATTTATTTGTTAAAACACCAGACTTAGAGTATAACTTACATAATCCATTCTTTTTACCATTTTTCCAGTTCCTGATAGCTTTTAATTCTCCCGTTTCATACCAGGTTTTTTCTACTCCTTGTCTTAAATTATTACGATATCTTACGGCGCTCATAAGGGTTCCTGTATCATAGTATCTACGTAATACACCATTTTTCCTTCCATTATAAAAAGGAACAATAGACTTCAACTCTCCATTCTCATTATAAAGAATTTGGTCTCCGTGAGGAACATCATCCACTAAAGTTCCAATGAAAGAAAGAGTATGAAACAACGAAACTATTGTAACAAGACCTGTGATTTTATCGTTTTTAAATTTTAGAGAAATGTGAGGAATGTCGGCTATGTAAAAATCTAGGTTTCCTTCTATTAAACCATTAATTTTCTGGTAAGTTACTATTTTTTCACCAGTATTTGAATATTCTACTACCTTTTCTCTATCTGGAATTGTATAGTCTTGTGATTTACCTATTGTTCCATCAATATTATACCAAAAATGTATTCCTTTATTGAATCCATCAATGTCGTATTGTCCCTTGAATAATAATTTTTGAGATTTAAAATATAATTTTTCAATAGGTGTAATTATTCCCGATGAGTATTCGCGTAAACCAGCAATAGTTCCATCAGGAAAATACATTTTAGAAGTTCCGTGTGGTTTTCCACACTTTATTGGTATTACTTCTAATAATTCGCCACCTGGATGGTAACGTTTTACTTTACGAGCAGCCCAATAAAATATTCTACAAGTAAGTCTAAAACTAGAATACCCTTGACTACAACAAATGCGATTTGCTATCATTTCAAGGAGTTCAAGTGGTAAATCAGACAGTATTATAGACATTATAATAATATATTATATTTATTAATTATATTATGGACAGAACACTGAATAATCCTGGTTATCTAGGAGCAGTTGCTTCCTTTGAGGAAAATGTCGAAGAAAACGAATATATTTACAATAGAAGTGCTTATGACGCGTCGCCTAATTTATATAATCAATTGTCACGTGATGAATATAATAGTTTAAACAGAAACATCGGGAATAGAGCTTCTGGAGAATATAGATATGCTCCTAGTCGTCCTGTAAGTCGTCACAGTTATTCAAGTATTAACTACTATGAACCAGATTATATAAAAAAACTTAATTTAATACTTCCACCCGGTTGGTTTGAAGCTCTTGACTCTGAAACAGGGAAAATATACTACTGTCACGCTCCAACTGAGACCACACAATGGCTTCATCCTGGAATACCAGTTGGAACAATAATGCCAAACGGAATTCCATATGGTTGGGATACCGCATTTGATAAAGAAACAGGAGCGAGATATTGGATTAATCATATTCAAGAGTATAATACATGGGTGAAACCTGACTGCATTAAGAAACAACAACATTTACACTAGTTTCTTCGATATAATCGGAATAAGTTGAGTCAGTGAGAGTTAATTTTACAGTGAATGTTCCTGTAGCTGCGTATGTTATATCAGTTGTCGCAGAGGCAGAAGCACTGAAAACTACATTTGCCCCAGCATCGTCGCCATTACTATCAGTAGCACTCCAGGCATAGACGTGTGATGCTGTAACCGAAGCACCAGAAACAGATACAGTTTGACTGGTTTTTGTTTCGTTAAGTGTAGCTGTTGTTGCAAGTGAGCTCAAACTAGGTGTTCCTAATACAAAACTCCACTCATTACTTGATAATTCACTTAAAATTTGAGAGTGTGTGTATTCTGTTTTTCCATTTAAAAATGTTGGTTGAGTTCCAGTATATTTAACAAATGTTTTTGAATTGTCTAATGAATATCTTAATGTATTGGAATTTGACTCAATAACTTGTGAAAAATCAACGGGTAAACTTGTTACTTCAGCAGCAGTTATAATAACATATCGTCTATCTGAAAAATCGCTCATTATTATTATTAAGATATAATAATTTAAATGGTTTTATAATTATAAATATTGTAATATAATTCAAACAATTCACTAGGACTTAATGCGGCGTCGTATATACGGAAGTCATCAATCCATCCATTAAAGTATTGCCCGCTTCTACTTCTTCCTAGTAGGAATATTTCATCAATATCACTAGTATTCATAGTAGTTTCATATAATGTATCTGATGAAGTAATTTTAGTCTGGTCAACACCATTAACAAAAATTCTTACATTCTTTATTGTGTTATTGTAATTTTTACCTGGAAGAATTACTAATGCTAAGTGGTTCCAGGCACCTGAAGCATCTTCTGATGTTTCATCAATACCATCTAATGTAGAAAACATAGATTCAACTATTACTGAACCCACCTTAGCTTCTATATTGTATGGACTAGTAGAATTTATATGTATTTTTATTTCTTTATTTGCTGCTCCATAATTAAGTAAAGTTCCTGATGCTGTTGATTTAAATTTCCTGAACCAGAAGCAAATAGTCATAGGATGTCCTGTATTATTTGTGTAACCTATTAATCCTGGGTAACTTGACTTACAATAAGAGGTGCTTCCATTGAAATACAAACAACTTGTACCTACTTTTTGTTTTATATTATCTAGCACGGCCTCATTACTTGTAAGATGTGCCCCTTCACTACCCATATCTTTAATTATTTCACTTGATGAATTATCGAATGTGTAATGAACAATAGGTCCATTTGTTTCTTCTCCCTGGTATAACTTTTGAATTTGATAACTATTTAATGGACTATCATATACACGGAAATCAGCTATTTTCCCACCAAAGAAATTTCCATTTTTATCAAATCTCGCTCCTATTTTTATAGTAGGGTCACTAGTTGTGTTTCCTAATGTTATATTACCAGTTGAAACAAACTCTCCATTTATATACACTAAAACACTTTCTGTTAAACCAATTAATTTTCTTATTAATACTACATTATACCAATTATTAGGAGATATTGTTCTGCCTGTATCTACTTCAGCACTACTATCTCCATTAAACATGAATGATAATTTATTACCATCTGCTGTAATATATAATTTATATTCGTTTGTTGTAGCCGAAGTGCTTGAAAAACTCCAAATAGTTTGTTCTTTATTAACCGCATTTGTATTTATCCAACATGATATTGTCCATAGTGAATCACCTAAAACAATAGGTTGGTGTTTAGCTGCCCAATTTCCGCTTGAATTGGCACTTCCATCTACAGCATTTCCAAGAAGTGTTGTTGCTAATTTAATAGTGGTTGTGCTAGGAACACTTATTACATAGTAAATTGTTGATGTGTTATAACCTGTGGCACCTCCACCATTCGTTGTTAGGATGACTTTGTCTCCTAGTTTTAATCCATGAGCACTAGATGTTGTCCACGTGTCAGTAGATGCTGTAAATGTCCAGTTACTTCCTATACTAGATAATGTTGTTTCAATGTAATCACTTGAACCATTGAAATTTTCACATTTCTTGTATAATAATGGCGAATCACTAGGTGCTGTTTTAGCTGCCCAGTTCCCACTGGAGTTAGCACTTCCATCAACTACACTTCCACCATTTGAAGCACTCAATTGTAATGTTGTTGTTGTTGGAACACTAATAACATAATAGGTAGTTCCAGTAGAATAACCAGTAGCACCACCTCCATTAGTTGTAAATTCTATTATATCACCATTATATAAGTTATGGGCAGCAGATGTAGTCCAAATATCAGTAGAAGCTACAAATGTCCAATTTCCCCCTACCGTATTTTTTGTACCATTAAATACTTTGGTTGATACTATATTTTTACTGTCACTTGAAGAAACACCTAGAACTTGTCTATTTAAATAAATTTCCTTTGGTTTGTCTACAAAGTTTTTATCAAGTATTGTTACTCCAGATGAACCTTCAAATGTATAATGGATTACAAGACTGTCTCGTTTGATTTTTGGTAAAGGATTACTTGGACGGTTAATATTTGAGAGGTAATAGGCTGAACCATATAATTTACCTGGTTCCCCATTTGTATTTTGGATTAATGGAAAGTTGTCTTTGATATTATTGTATAAAAGTGAAACTTCAGCACTAGTTATTTTTCTATCATACACTCTAAAATCATCTATTGTGCCATCTAGTCTTACTACACTTGACCCATCATTAACTGCTCCAAGGGTTGCTGTGTTGGCACTTGATACATTAAGGTAACTCATTTGTGAATTAGAATCATTTAAACTTGAGGAAACTAGCAATTCACCATTGAGATAAATGCTCTTTGAAAGCATAATCCCAGATATTTCGTCATCAGATAGTGATTTGTTATAAACACGGAAGTCTTTTATACTTGCTGCGTGATAAACATTATTTGTATTGTAGCAAATTGTTCCTGAATTATCTATAGCTAACATATGGTCGTTTGAAAAAGTAACTGTTCCATTGCTTTTAGTTCCATCTGAAATTGTAGGATTTGTGTCTAATTCACCATTTAAATATATTTTAGCTTTTAAATCAGTGCCTACCTTCTTGACTGTCAAACAGTAATGATTCCAATTTGTTTTTTTACCTGATATTATAGGATTTGAGTATTGAATAGATGGAAGACCTAACGCATTTGTCCCTAAAATAAAACAGTTGAGTCTTTCATCATTACCAAAGTGACTCCAAGTTAATTTAATATTAGGACTAAGCATAAATACCTTTGAATATGTAGAGGTAGTAGGAGAGCTACTTGCTTTCATCCACAGCATTACAGTTAATTCACAAGAGGCACCTGAGTTTCCTTCACCTACAGCCTTATTTATTTCTCTCATAACGCCTCCATGAATAGAAACATAGTCATTTGTGCCATCAAATGAATAACAACGGTCGAAAGTTGTATCATTTGTTACTAGTGTAGGTCCGTTGTTAAGAGTGTGTGGACGTCTTGTAACCTTATCTGGATATCTAGATGAATAACTCTTGTCAAAAGGTATATGGGCTATTAAGTTTTTATCAATTGGTGTTGATCCATATGTAGCTGCTATATGTATCCAATCAGTGGTTGGGTCTATCCTTGCTGAAAAATTGCTACCATAAAAAGTAAAATTAATTTCATTTTGACTGTCACTACTATTGTATCTCTTGTAAAGCATTAGATTAGTATTTGCTCCTGTAGTGCTACCACTTGAATACACTCCAAAAATACCTTCACTACTATTTAAGTTATCAAACTTAACCCAAGTTGATATAGTAAAATTATTACGTAAGCTATCACGTATTCCACCAACTGTAATTGTAGCGTAGTCATTTGTTCCGTCAAATACAATACCACTATTAAACTTCCCTGATGCTGTTATTGTGGGTCCATTTACTAATGTTCCGTGATTAGCATTTCCCGACATATCATATAGAGTTGTACCACTAGCTGCTCCATTATAATGAATTTTTAAACCCTTTGGCAAGCTTGGTTCAACCGATTGACTATTAGCCTTGTTATCCAATTTTTCAAAAGCACTTCCGTAACCATCGTGTAATAATGTCTTAATGACATTATGGTCTAATGCTGTGTCATATATCCTAAAATCGCAAATTTCTCCATTGAAAAAGTTAGTGCCATCGCCTCCAATGTTAATTTCCTGTGGATTATCATTATTAATATTTCCTATTTCTTGCTGAGCTACTTTTATTCCATTAATATATACTGTCATTATTCGCGTTTCTGAGTCTGCCACAAGGGCAAAATGACTCCAAGAATCTGTATTAACTTTTGTAGTAATTGTATGGTCTTGTGTAGTATATGAATCCATTTTTACAGTTGTATTTGCTTGAACAGTACCATCTCTCCTATTACCACTAGAATCTTCTGCTAAATTAGAGGGATTATCAAATTTATAACGCAATTCAAGATTCATATTAACGTTTCCACCATAACCACCTAATCCTTCTTTGAAAATACGAGAAATATCTTCAATATTTAGTTCTTGTGAATATATTCTCAAATCACTAAGATATCCAAGGAAATCTTGCTCAGAATCATAATTTAAACCTATATAGAAAACTTCGTGTTGAGTAGCAGTATGGGTCCAGGTTCTAAATGGATTATAATCACTACTTTTTGTTAATTTTCCATCTACATACATATTTTGTCTTCCAGTAACACTAGTAAAAGCAATATGATACCAATCTTTCCTACCACTTGTACTAGTAATTGTATTATAATTACTAGACAAAGCCCAGGTATCACCATGTTCTCTTGAATTTACTCCAAATCTATGGTAATCACCTTGATTAACCTCAATATTCCACCCTTTATCACCTATCCTACTTCTAGTTGAAAATACTATTCTACTAGCACCAGCTCTTAGAAGATACCAAAAACTTATGCTCCAAGGTTCTTTAATATTGTCCCATCTAGGAACGGCTATATAATCGTTATCGCCATCAAAATAAGCAGCTTTTAAACTTGAAGTTACAGTAAAATCAAGTTCTCCATTAGTATCGTCATAATTAATTTTATAATATTTTGAACTGTCTGTGCTACCATACTTTGCTATAATTGGATTATTAGTACCTGAGTCACTACTGTTTGGTTTAATCCAACCTGTAATAGTAAAGTTCTTTTGAGTTTCATTCGACAACTTACTACTAGTATCTATTGATAGAAACTCATCACTTCCATTAAATACTATGTTTTTACCAATAACTCCATCAGGCATGCTTGTTGTTATAGCTGCTTGTGTCGTATCAAAACCATTCATCGTAATTTTTGTTGTGCTGTCGTGTCCTAAATTTATTAGTGAAGCATTTGCTAATCCAGATGCCTTGCTTTCATAACCTTGAAGTCTCAACTGACATCTTTCATTTTCGTAACCTAACTCGTGTATTTCTTTATTTGTTAATTTTTTATTATAAACTCTAAATTCTGTTATGCTTCCTTCAAACCAAAGATTTCTAACTCCATTAAGGTCTTGAGATCCAACAGTGACACTATTACTAGTATTCAACTGCTGAGAACTAGGTAATGTTAATCTTGCTACCTGATAATTGTCTAAGTATAATTTAGCTTCTACTCCTGAAGCATACACTAATGCCAAGTTATGGTATTGATTTATTGATAGCATTTTATCACATTCTATATTGTAAATTTTTGAATTAATTTTAACTTCAACAGAATACTTATAATAGTCACTTCTATAAATCTGTCGCACTTCTTCTCCGGTGAGTGTTCCTTTGTATATTCTTAAATCACTTAATTTACCTTGATAATAATATTGATAAAAGTTATTGTAGACTTCAACACCTATTTTGAATCCTGGAGCTAATGAATTTACTAATTTACCAGTATTACTTCCAACAAGACCTTTGTACTGCCAAGTGTTCTGAACTGCCTGAGATATATCTGAGTATCCTGTTCCCATGTCATTATTAGAAACGCCATTCACATAAAGTGCTATATGTTTAGTTGAAACAGTTGCTGCTAAATGAAACCAGTCACCGCTTTTAATACTTGTTTTTTGTGTATAAATTTGACAATCTCTGTCATCATCGTGAGCTATATTATCACGAACTCTAAATGATGCATTATTAAAACTACTGGTATGAGGAGCAAATAAATTGAATCCATTATTTGTGCTATGAATTGTGCTGAATACTACACCTACATTTGATGTATATACTGGTTTTACCCAGCAAGTTATTGAATATTCTGTGTTTAATTCATTTTCAAAATTAGGAATATCTTCTACGAAATCATTAGTTCCATCAAATGATAATACATTCAAATCGGGGAATTGTTCGTGTGTGCTCCAACTTGCGCTTCTTATAGTTCCATGTCTCTTATAAATACTTGAATCGTGTAATATTGTTCCGCTTCCCTCGTCACACCTGTAATGTGCTAATAAACGGTCTTCAAAGTGTGGTATCATACACATTCTATTTTTAGCATAGTTTTCGTATGCCAGGTGTGCTGTATCGTATATTTCTTTAACTTCACCGGCTGAAAGTGTTGAATTGAAAAACTGGAGATTTGAAACTCTACCAGCAAAATAATTTGAACTATCAGTATTACCTACACCTACCCATAAATTCTTTTTTGTATCCGTTAATGCTTCTTCACTAGAAGCGGTTGAGATTAATTCGCCGTTGAGATATGCCTTTAATACTCCATTACTTCCGCTACTCCATTCCCAGGTCGCTGTAGCGTGATACCAAGTATCTTCTGATAAATTAGGTGTTCCTCCAGTATATAGTTTGGCAACAGCAAAACCACTAGATTGCCTTCCGAAGAAACTTTGGGAATATGTTGTATCACTTGAATGCTTCCAATTTAAAACCAATATTCCTATATCCAATATATAATCCTGGTCAGTTGCCCCATCTGCATAAAACCAAATACTTACTGAAAATGTGGTTGGTGAATTGTGAAGGCGGACTTCATCTCTCCATAATGGTTTTGAAGATCCATTTGTGTTGTCTAATACTTTATCATTAGTTCCATCAAAACTTAAGCAAGGTTCTCCAAACGGACCACCTGTAGCGTTCCAACTAGGACTATTATATAAATTTAATCTATTTTCAGTAGCCCAAGATTTTGTTTTGGCTGTTGCGTCATAAATTATTGAACCAGCACCTTCAAAGAAAGTATATTGCGCTATTAAATTACGTGTATGATTTGAGTAACCACAGGGTTTCACTTTTATTTGGAAATCTCCATCGGCGAGACTTGAACCAGTTGCTTTTGAACCTACAATAACACTCTCATGTGTCATTTCTGGTTTATTTTTTAACACGATTGAAGTTTTACTGGAATTGGAAATATTTTCAGTTGAGGCATATTCATTTACACCATTAAATACTATTTTTTCCCCAACGAGCATATTACTATCTGATAAAGTCATATTGTTCGATAATCCACTACCTGATGTATCATTTAAAACTATACTTGAAACATATTTTTTATTTCCTACAGTAGAACCTACGTTTGTTCCGTGAGCACTATTACTTCCATTATCATTCACATTATCAGCAGAATCCAACCTATATTGATATTCTAAATTACTAATTGAATTTGAGAAATTATATAAACCAGCTGAATGAATGGTAAAAACTTCACTAGCACTAAGGGCTTTGGAATATATTCTAAAATCCGATAAATCCATTTTTCCATATCTGTTCTCGATTGTAACTAAGCCTATATTTACATATCCAGTTCCAGCGGTGCTATTCAAGGTAAGTGTTGTTGTATTGCTATTACTATTATTTAATACACCATTTATATAAATTTTTTTTCCAACACCAGTTTCAAATACACAGGTTATATAATACCAAACATTACTTACTGGATAAAAATTTGTTGTTGAAAATCCGTTATTATAAAAGTCAAACCATATTTGATTGTTGTAATACTCTATAAATAACCATTGATTATTAGTAGAACTGCTTGTGTTTCTAGCTTCAAATATACCTCTCCAGGTAGCTGATACACTCTGAGGTCTCCACCAAAATGAAACACTGAATGAAGTATTATGGAATATACTCTTTACTGTTAGTGGAAGCGATATATAATCATCTATACCATCAAATGAACGATGATTATAACTATCGTATTGGTATGTTTTATCCTTTGGATTTATTTTTAATTGTAAATTTTGAATTGTTTCATTGGTGTAACCTCCAGTTCCTCCATTATAAATACTTTTAACTTGGTCTTCTGTTATTGCCTTGTTATATATGCGTATGTCATCTAAATATCCATCAAAATAATCATAAGTATTCTCGGTTAATGTGTGGGTTATTCCGTGGAATACGTCGCTTTTTTCATTTTTATAATGGATATCATTGTCTACTATGCTTGTTGTTCCATTATTAGTTCCATGTTCGCTATTACTTCCGCTATCATTAAGGTCTTTGTCTAATTTGTATTGATAAACTAAGTCAGAGATTGTTGTGCCATCGTAAGTGTTAGAAAAAGAGTATTTACCAGCGTTGTAAATATTTGAAACTTCACTAGCACTAATTGTCTTGGAATATATCCTAAAATCCGACAAATCCATTTTTCCATATCTACCGTTTGACTGCTTACCAATATTTACATATCCAGTTTCAGCGAGGCTATCAAGGGTAAGTGTTGTTGTATCGCTATTACTATTATTTAATACACCATTTACATAAATTTTTTTCCCAACACTAGCATCAAAATTACAGACCACATGATACCAAGTATTACTTACTGGATTAAAACCTGATGTTTGCAAATAACTGGAACTAAAACTATACCATATTTGATTGTTGTAATACACTATATGTAACCATTGATTTGTAGTAGAACTGCTTGTGTTTCTAGCTTCAAATATACCTCTCCAGGTAGCTGATACACTTTGGGGTCTCCACCAAAACGAAATACTAAATGTACTACTGAACGTATATTTAACTTCTAATGGAAGCGATATGTAATCGTCAGTGCCATCAAAACTACGATGTCTTATATCAGTGTCTAATACACTTGTTGTTCCTTGATTAGTGCCGTGACTACTATTGCTTCCACTATCATTTAAATTGCTGGATGAATCTAATTTATAGTGATAAACCAAATTACTGATAGCACTACCATTATAAGTGTTTGTAAACGAATAATTACCACCACTGTAAATAGCTGAAACTTCACTAGCACTTAGGGCTTTCGAGTATATTCTAAAGTCTGATAAATCAATATAAGGATAACGTTGGTCATTATGAAAAAATCTACCCAAAGTAACATATCCAGTTCCTGCAGTACTATTCAGCGTAAGAGCAGTAGTTTGACTATTACTGTTGTTTAGACTTCCATTTAAATAAATTCTTTTTCCTGTATTATGGACGTAAACACATACAAAATGATACCATATGTCTGCTGAGTATGTAAATCCTGTAGTATCTAAGTCATTGTCATAAAATCCAAATCTAATACTCCCATCAGTTCTTAACATTATGTGTAAAACCTGATTATTAGTTGAAGTGCTTGTATTTCTTGCAGTAAAAATAGCTTTATGTATGTTAAATCCGGTTTCTTTAAGTCTTACCCAAAATGATACACTAAATGAAGTATTGTGTAAGGTGTCTTTAACGGATAAGGGAAGGGATACATAATCATTAGTTCCATCAAAACTACGATGTCTTACAGTATTATCACTTTTGTATATAAATGTTTCGTTTAATTTCCAATGATATGCTAGGTTTGAAACTAAGTTATTATCAAAACTACATTTACCTGCTTTGTATAATTGAGTAATTTCTCTTGAACTAATAGCCTTAGAATATATCCTAAAATCCGATAAATCCATATTGGCAAATAAGCTTTGATTCTGGCAACCTATATTTACATACCCACTTCCAGCTGTGCTATTCATTGTAAGTGCTGTTGTTTGACTATTACTATCATTTAGACTTCCATTTACATAAAATTTTTTGCCAACACCAATTTCAAAAACACAAGTTATATAATACCAAACATTACTTACAGGAGAAAAATTTGATACTTCTAAATCATTACTATAAAAACCAAATATAAAATAGTTAGTTTTATAAAATATATGTAACCATTGATTTGTAGTAGAACCGCTTGTGTTTCTAGCCTCAAATATATTCTCGGAAGAACCAGTTACATTTAAGGGTCTGAACCAAAATGATATACTAAATGAAGAATTGTGGAAAACGTCTTTTACTGCTACTGGAACACTAATAACGTCGTCAGTTCCGTCAAAAGAAGTATAAAATACACCTCGTCTTCCTATTTCAACATTATTTTCATTTGATGTATCTATTTCAGTATTAACATCGAAATTTTGGGGTGTTATTGTTAAATTATTAGGAACACCATAATGTGTTGGACTCATAATATTTCTTACTCCTTGGTCTCCATCAAAAGGCCACTGGTGGACTAAACCTGTAATATCATCTCTATAATTATTCTTGTCTAATTGGTATATTTGGGATACTTCAGCCGCTGAAAGAACTTTATTGTATATTCTAAAATCAGCAAGGTCCATGTCTTGAATACTAGCTGGATAACTTGACCAAATACCAAATCTAACATATCCTGTTGAACCATTCATAGTAAGTTGATTAGCACTATTAAAAGTATTGTAATCGCCATCTTTGTAAATTTTTCTGTCTCCACCTGCTTCTACCGTAAAAACCATATGATACCAAGTATCTAGAGTAGGTGCCCAATTAGTGCTTCCATCTACTGTAGTTTTTATGCTCAGTGTAGTATCACCCCAAAAAGCAAGATTTAAATCTGAATTAGAAACTCGTATACGCAAATAAGCATAAGTTGTAGAACTACTTGTATTCCTTGCTTCAAAAATGCCTCTTTGATAACCATCTAATTCGTTAAATCTAACCCAAAAACTTATACTAAAGTCGGTTTGGTGAAACACAGTTTTCATCGTATTTCCATCATTAACTTCTATACGCTTAGTATTATTTGTTGTTCCATCACCAAAAGATGTGAACGCATCACCCGATGTTCTTCCTGATATGTATGCTTTAGTGCCATTAATAAACAATTTACTACTATCAATAAGAGTGTTCACATTATTCAAAGGGTCAATTATTACAGCTATATGTTGTTTTTCTGTAGTGCTTAATGCTGGTGAAAAAACTAAATACTTATTACTACCATTATAAATTCTTACCTTTTCATATTCGTCAATTGTAATATAAAAACTTCTGTCGCCATACCCAATTACAGGTCTCTCCGTAGAAGTATTAGTAATTTTAGTCCAAAAAGTAATAGTTCTGGGACTAGCTCCAGTTACTCCTGCGAAACTATTGCCAGTAGTGAAACCATCTAATACTAAGTGGTCTTTATCCGCTGAATCTAATTTAAAAGATTTGTTAGTTGTAATTAGTGTTGTTGTATCAAATAAATTAGCGCTAGCAGAAGCATGATTATTATTACCACTAATATCAGTAGCTGAACTATTACTAGTATTTTCTGCTTTTAATTGAAGCATTAAACCTGTTGAATTAATTGGTGAATCATTTAATAACGATAATTTATATGGTGAATAATCAATTCTCTCCGATGTTTCCAAGTAAATTTTCCCTATTTCATCACCATTTAATTCTCTATTAAATATTCGTAAATCGCTTATTTTACCAGCTAAATAATCACTATCAAATGGATTACGACCTATTTCAAAATAACCACTGGTAAATGTTCCTAAATTAATAATATGTTCACTTCCAGTTGTAACAGCATCTAAAACACCATTTACATAAATTCTTCTTCTGTTAGTGCCTTCTGGACTATAAGTGAAGGCACAATGATACCAGTTATTATTAAGAAGTGGAGTAGTTCCTTGTAACGATGAACTTATAAATTCAAAGTTAATATATGTATAATTACCATTATTACTAGCAATTGTGTTCTTGCCACCTATGATGAGACCTTGATAATTTGATGTGCTATTTGCATTACTTAAGAATAATACAGGATAAACTGTTTCACTATCAGATAATGCAAAATTAACCCAAAATGTTACTGTAAATTCACTCAGATTTAACTTTGCCTTAATATCTAAATTACTTGCTGATATGTAATCATTAACTCCATCAAATTGTAAACAATTTCCAAAGTCTGGGTCATATACATTTCCTGCTGAAAAGTTATTTAATGTTCCTGTGGTGTAACTTCCACTTTTATCTAAAGCATAAGCATTACTGCTATTGTACATATCGGGATTACTAAAATCTAGGTGAAAAACCAAATCATCACTTGCCGTTAATATAGGTTTTGTTATGAAATGACCATCTTGATCAACGTGACCTAATTTTGATATGAACAATCTTTTTTCAGCTGGACCAACACCGTGAATTTGTGATAACTTAACCTTCTTGAAGTAACTTTTATATAATGCTTCTACTGCTTCATCTGAGAATGCAGAACCATATACTCGGAAATCAGCTAAGTCAAATTGTTCAAATCCATCAGGGTTCAAATATCTATAAACACCAAAATTTATTTCACCGCTTCCTGCTGTATTCATACTTAATGTTGTAGTAACACTATTACTGTTGTTTAATTCGCCATTTATGTAAATTTTCCTTCCACTTGATGTGTCTAAAATAAAGGTTAAGTGATACCAAGTATCTGTAGATGGAGTAAAACCTGTAGTGTCTAATATCTTACTCAGTGTATTATCAAACAAAGTAAATCTTACTTTATCAGACCTTACTCCTAGTGCCATACGTGTATAGGAGGAATTTCCAGTAGTGTTAGTTATAGTGTCTGCAACATCAAAAAATGCTCCTCCTGAAGAAATAGCAGCAAATCTTACCCAGCAAGCTATAGTGAAAGAAGTGTTGTGAAAAATCTTTTTCAATACTGCTGGTGCTGTTACAAAATCATCAGTGCCATCAAATCTTTTACAACTTCCACCAAATGGAGCAGTAATATTTGTTACTCCACTTTGAACCGCCGCATTTCCATCACTTCTGGAATTTATACTATCACTTGAATTTGTATAATTACCATAATTTCTAATTGTGCTAGAAGCGTCATTAAACTTGTAATATAACTTTAAATTTGAATCTATGAGAGTAAATTGTTTAGTTTCACGGATAGAAGTAGATTCGTATATTCTTTTAATTTCTCTATTTGGTAATTCTACCTTATATATTTGAAATCCATATATATCAGCGTTTGCGTTATCAAATGCTAAACCATTGGCATTCCCAATAAAAGCTTCTGTTGCTGAATTAAGATTTATTCTAGAACCTGCTCTACTTACCTTAACCTTTTTGCCATTTATGAAAAACTTTCTTTTATTGTTTCTAAAATTATAAGTAATTGCTATATGGTTCCATTGAGTTGGTGAATCTAATGTAGCGTTAAGCGCCTGACTATAATTTGAAAAATTCAATACATTACTAGTGTTTTTTGTAATACTAATATGCTGTCCTGCTGAATTAGCGGCCTTAAAACTAAATAAACATTCGTTTTGTCCTGAATTTATAAATTTTACCCACATCATAACAGTAAATCTACGAGACATGAATTTTCGAAGTCTTTTTATATTAGTGTCACTACTTGAACCTATAGTAATATATTTAGGACCAGTTTTTCTTAAACTATACACACTGCGACTTAAAACACTATCTGAACTCCAAGAATCACTGGCAGTTGCAGCGTTTAATGACATGTTACCTTTATTAGTCAACGATGTAGTTCCTGAAGAATCTTTTAAATCGTAATCCACAATTAAACGGCTGTCTTTATCTCTCTTTACATTAAAACGTGCTTCTGGATTTGTTGATTTAATTTGTCTAGGTTTTGTAGTTAAGGCAATAGTATTATCGCGTGTTTTTGTTACTTGAAATTCGTCTTCTAAATGAAGAACGGGTTTGTCAACTTTCTGTTGTTTCAAAGAAAAGTTGGGCATTTGTTATTAATATTTCGCGAGAAATTAAGAATTAAAAAAAAAAAAAAAGAAAAATAAAATTATGCTGTGTATAGTGAAAAACTAGTTGAACCTGAAATTAGCACTTTTCCACTAGCACATATGTAGTAACTAAAAATATGAATTAAATTGTCTGTTGTTGGTATTGTAATAGCACTTCCATTTTCAAAATACCAAACATTACCTGCTTCCCAAGTCACTGTGGGACTACTACTACCTGCATTAACTATTACTATAGAACCCTGTTGTCCTACATTTGTAGCATTGCTACCAGTAAAGGAAAAATTTGTTCCTCCACTTGCTAAATTAAAAATTCGGTCACCTGCTCTGAAAAAATCAATATCTACTTGTTCACCAGATACAGTTGGTGCTCCTGATGTTGGATGAATTTGTAAGGCTTTACCTGAAGTAATTGAAATTGCGTCTCCTAAAGAATTAGCACTTGTTCCACTACTAGTTGAAGCAGTTGCTACTTGAAAAACTATATTACCTGATGTATTATTACCAGTGCTAACACCAGCATTTAAGACTAAATTAGCTCCTGCTATGTCGGTTCCCACTGCTGCTCCAGTAGTTATTGTTAAAACACCACCACTTCCACTAGTAGTTCCTGGACCTGATTTAAATGTAACTGCTTTACCTGCTGGCATACTATAACATTATTGTAGAATTTTTTTTTGTTATTTTTGTTCTAGGTGTAATCAACGTATTCTTTTACTTCGTGTATATCACTGTTAAAAAACTTATTAATTTTGTCTTTAATTTCACCTCTGCGGTCATTCTTAAAATAAACTGAACGGGCCAATTTAATAAATTCACAAGAAAAGTCTTGTTCCTTTTCTAATATACGTATGCGATCTTCAATTTCCCATAGTTCCTTATTTACATTTATTAAGTCATAATACAACATCGGGTCTATTTTGAAACGCTCTGTAATTGGTCTTAGTTTTTCTAATTCATTTTTAACGTGTTTAAGTTTATTAGAATTACTTATTTTTTCTGCTTTTATTTCTAAGATACTATACTTGTCGAATAGTTCTCCTATTGAAACTGATACTTCAGGTATATCCGCTGATTTATTTAAATTAAATTCAACAGTTAAACGGTCACGTATTGTTTCCAATACGGGTGTCCAATCCCTAGGTTTATTTGCCCTAAACAGTTCAACACTATCATACCAATCTGTCCTTTTTTCATTGCGGAACCACCGCCAATCATAAATATCTCCAAGAATCATCCATGTTTTTATTCCTAAAAGACCAGCAATATGTGCTACACTGGTATCAATTGTAATAAGTAAATCAACATTTTGTAATATAGCTATAGTGTCTCTAAAAGGTATGCCATTATCAAAGTTATCAAAACTTGTTATTTTAGTTTTGGTTGATATTAATTCTTCTTCTCCAGAACCCTTTTGAACAGATATTAGATGAACTTCGAGGTCTCCAATCGCTTGGAATTCATTTAATTTAATAGTTTTTTCAATAAATTGGGTAGTAAAACCACTCCAAAAAACGGCAATTCTAGGTTTGTTATCTGGGAATTTTTCATCTAATGTAGTTTTCCATTTATCGCGAAGTTCATTATTTGTTTCAATGTATTTTTGTTCAGAATATGGAGATATGTTTCTTACTTTCATTAGATATGGAATAGTGAAAAGGTAGAGTTTATAGTCGAATTCATCAAAACTAGTTATATTAGTGACTTTAGTAACATTATCCAGAAAATCTAATTTTATTATATTAAACGTGGTTAAATCCATCAAATATGAAATTTTCATTTTAGGGAACTTCTGTGCTAATTCAATTAAATATCTTGTAAATTGTATAACGTCTCCTATTCCTTGTTCACCTGAAACTAGCAAGTGTTTACAATCTGATTTTAAATCCCAATCAGGTAGTGATTTTGGCAATGTATATTTGTGGGCATAGACGTAATACCTTACTTCATTCCATTCAAATCCTTTCTCAAATTGCTTAAATTTAAGTTCATTATAACATAAACTTTGAATAGTAGGCTTATAAGTATTATCAAATTCATATGCTTTCTCTAAATATTCTTTTGTATTTTTGTAGTCGTGTAGTAAGTAATAACATCCACCAATAAAATAGTAATAATCCTTTGTTTTATTACATTTTTTAAAATATTCTATAGATGTTTCTAATTCGTAGTTTGAATAATAATAAATACCTAAGGTATGGTTGTAATAATTAAGTTGTTCATCTGTTTTTATAATTGATTTAAATTTGTTTATGTACAATAGAAATCCTTGTAGATTATCGCTTTTTAAAAAACAATCCATTATTTGTCTATAGATGTAATCTAAATTTGAATTAGATTTATTAAGAGTTAAGTATTTTTTATAATACTCTATACATTCCTTGTAATTACCTAGTTTATATAATGTTTCTGCCAAATTATAGTTACATTCAAGGTCATTTTTAAAATAGTTTATACCTTTTTTAAAAAAATATTCTGCTTCAAAAAAATTATTTAAATTATAATGTGAAGCACCTAATAATTTATAAATATCAATATTTACCTGTAGTAATTTATCATCAGGGTAATTAATTTTTATTAAAGGCATGGCTTTACCCAGTGCTTCAATTGCTTCAGGATACCAATTTCTCTGGTAGTAAGTATTTCCTAATTCAGTTAAATAATTAATATTATTTGGTTCAATTTCAATTAACTTATGGAAGTACACTGCCGCATTTTCAAACTGTTGTAAATGTATGTATATTTTTGCTATCTGTTCTATAACTGATTTATTTAATTTGTTGATAGTAACTGCATTTTTTAACCACATAATAGAATAATAGTATGACTTCAAATTAAAGTAACACGCACCCATATTCAAAAATAATTGTTCATTTTCTATTTTTTTAGCAACTGAAGAATAACTTTGTAGGGCTAATTCCCATTCAGAATTTTTTAAATGGGTGTTTCCTGTTTCTATTAATTTAGTTAATACCTTCTCCTGCAATTCTTCACGTTTAGTTAAATTAGACATAAAGTAATACACTAGTTTTTTTATTTGAAAAAACCTTAAATAAAAATTAAATCAAAATTAATACTAACTCTGGTTACTCCTGCTACGGTGACTACCATGAATCTCGTAAAACGGGTCTATATATTCAAATGGTTGATTCTTAATTATGTCATATCTCGCATTCATTTCACGTATTCTTGTTATACATCCTTCTCTGTCAAGTTCAAATGGAAAAATACCTTTAATTTTTCCAATTATGTTGTCTACAATATTTTCAATAGTGTTTTCAGGTGTTTCATTTAATTCATCGTAATCAAATATAATTACATTTTCCCAATTACGATATTCCTTAGAAATCAAATATTCTTTTTTTTGTCTTTCACTACAAATAAAAAAAGTTTCTATATTTGCTTTTTTAAATCTTTCATTCTGTTCATTAAAATTTAGGTCATGTGTTTTTAATATCAATAAATTATTCCTTACATATTTAAATGATTCCTGTTCATCACCGCACACTATACGATGTCTTTTAAAAAATGGAATAAGACCATAAATGGCATTAACTAATAATGTACTAGCAGTGTGATAAGGACTTGATTGATGTATTATCGTAAGTTTTTCCATTATAATATTTCAATAATTACTTCTTAATTAGTATTTTAAATATTTATTTTAGAAAATGGTTCTGTAAAAAATCCTACATTAATATCAAGGGGTTTATTAATATTCAAGTAATTGTTACGCTTGAAAAATTTTATTAATTCAGTCCAACCTCTATTTTGATCGTTTAAATACTGTTCTATAGTTTCATCTGGATTGCTGAATAGTTCAAGACCCTTTGCTAACTCTGTAAGTCTAGGATAATGCTTTGAATTGTTACGATTATGTTTTTGAACTAATAAATTAAAGACTAATGAATAAAATTCGTCTTCCGGTTTTGGAATATATACATTCAAATTACTACTTATCTCAGTGAGAACTCTAGTATTTAACATATCAAACTGCCATTTATTATTATTATAATCGTCTCCTATATATCTTATGTCTATAGCCACTTTTATTCCTCCTATTAAAACATTATTTTGGATGTAAAATCCATTATCATTTTCACGCATATAAATTTTATTATTAGTTTCAGCACCTGTTATTGATTTAAATAGGTAGTAATCATTAACTAAAAGGTCAATATCACTACCGTCACGAAAATTATCTAAACTCTTTAGGTCACTATGACTTCTCTGAACAATATATTTAAGTGTAGCATGACTATTAAGACAATTAAAAAACTCAGTTAGAGAATCAAAATATTTCCTGGTTGGTAATAGTTGTGACTTATCAAATAAATCTAGCACTAATCTTGACTCCTCTAAATTATAACTGGAATGTGCTTTAAAATATGCTCCACTTGAACCTCCTAGAGTTTTTCTTAATTCATTTTTAATCTTTTGCATATTTGTATTTAATACTTGAGTGCATGCTGTAGCTTTGCTCAATTGATATACTGGATTATTGTCTCGCAGAACTACCAAATATACCTTGCCGTTACGAACTCTATTATCAGCAGGATTATTATATAATTCAATAGCAATTTGGTTTTCAAGAGATTTATCTACTGTTATTTCTTCATTTGAAATAATTTCCATTGTTTCGGGTAAATTACCATTTAAATATTCAAGTGCTTTATCCTGGTCTAATGTATCCCAAACGATAATAGTATGAATTTCACTCGGTCTATGTCCTGAATAGTTTGATAATTCTAATTCCTCTTTGAAATTAGCAGTTAAATAATCTAAATTGTTATCATAAAAATCTCTAGTTCTAATTAACATTAAGTATTGAAATATCTCCACTATTTTATCTGATTGTTCTATTATTTCTGGAGTTAAATTATAATATGGATAATTAGGTTTTGTATCTGCCCAACCAAAATCAATTAGTGTTAAATTCCCATTATAAACCATTAAATTATGAACGTAAAAATCATTATGACTAACACCTAGTTTCTTTAAAGTGCTAATGATTACGTTCAATTGTTTTTTCCAATCAACTGGTATAATATCATTGAATATAGTTCCTCCAGAGTATTCCATATAAATTGAACAAGACTCTGTGTCAATAAATATTAACTTTGGAAAATGAGGTAACCCATTTACAATTTTCAAATATTTTACTTCATTTTGAAACATATTTCTGTAATTACTAAAATATCCTAATCCTCCTTGTTCTTTGTATGTTTTTCTAACAATTGGGCTATGAATATTATACTTAGCACGTAATAATGTGCTAGGAATAAGCAATTCTACTAGTGCTGTTGTATTTCCCGTATGGCTAAATACCGTCTTTAAATTTTTAAAATCAGTTAATATTGTCATGTGTTTCTCTATATTCCTATAGAAAACCTTAAATAAATAAAAATTAGATTAAATAATTAGATGGCGTTTTTAAGAGCGGCTACTTCAGCCTTTAATGTATCTACTTCTGCTTTTAATTCTTTAATTGCCTGAGTAAGCATAGGAACCAACTTACCCATCTTTACTTCTAAACGTTCAGGGTTGCTTTCATATACAAGGTCAAGAACGTCATTGGCATTGTCTGTCATAGAAGTTTGTAATTCTTGGGCTAAGAAACCAGCACGTTTTTTACCATTCATTGCCCAATTTTCATCTTCAGGTGTAAGAATTCGACGGTCCCAAGTGAATTGAACTGGTCTCAATGAGTCAACGAAATCAAGACCCCATGGAAGGTCAATAACGTCAGTCTTATCACGAGCATCTGAAAGTGATGTAATAGTTGTATCAGCACATCTCAATTCTGTAATACTACCGTTACCAAGTGTTATTTCATTATTAGCGGTAGCAGAACTTGCTGTAGCATTATAACCTATAACAGTATTATTAACACCCTCTGTTATGTTGTTACCAGATTTACTACCGATTAATGTATTATTAGTTCCAGTTGTAACACCTACTCCTGCATAGAAACCAACAATAGTACTATTTTTAGTAGCTACCGAACCCCCAGAACTACTACCAATTATAACATTACTACTTTGAGTAGTTATACTTGAACCTGCATCAAAACCAATAATTGTATTCTCAAGTCCAGTAGTTAATGAATTGGCACAATCTCCTGCTCCTATAGCAACATTCTTTTTACCGGATGATAATACCCTAAAAGGACCACTAGTAGCATTTACACTACTAAATCCTATACCGATATTATTTAAGGAATTTGATAAAGTTCCTGTATTAGTTCTACCTATTAACAATGAACCACCGAAATTGGCACCTGCTTTCTTTGCGTCTGATAATCCATCAATAGTTCCACCACTACCTTGAGCTACCCAACTTAGATTACCACTACCATCTGTTTTTAAAACCTGGTTTGCCGAGCCATCAGCTGCTGGTAAGTAATATATAGCAGCTGCTGTAACATTTGTATTAGCACTAATTATGGTTGCATTAGTTGAACCCCCTGAAAGTAAAGTTAATTTACCTGTTACTGAATGTGTAGCTCCGGATGTAAAACCAGAGGATCCTGTAGTAGTTATACCAGAGCCTCCTGTAGCAGTTATACCTAAATTACCCTCAACAGTTAAAGAACCTGTTAATGTACTTGGTCCTTGAACAAACATGCCACCACCATCAATATGAAGAGCACTATTAGTACCAAATGATACATTAGAATTTGTGCCTGGAGCATCTGCGATATATAGTGTTGCACCTTTTGTAACTGAAACATTTGTATTTGTGCTTGAAATAGTTGGTTTAGCTAATCTTGTTCCAAAAAACTCATTTCTTGTTCCATCAGCTGCTGTAGCTCCATCTGTTACTGTGTTTGCTACTACATCAATTATATATCCTGATGTGGCGTTGGTTGCGAATGATGTTGTAAAATTTCCTCCTATATATATTTTCCCTGTAGCAGGAGCATCACTATGGTAAATTGATAAACCACCAGTTGTTATATCTACATTTCCTGTTCCTTTAGGTGTTAATCCTAAGTCAATATCATTATTATCACCGACAGCCGCTAATATAGGTTTATTGCTGCTACTAGCATTAGTAATACTAAAATGATTTATAGCAGATGCTGTTGTAGTGAAAACTAATTGTTCATTTCCATTTGCGTCTGATAAACCACTTGTTATAACATCTCCAGATACTGTTAAGTTACCACCACTTGATAAACTCATTTTTTCACTTGCTGTTTCAGTAGCGGCAGTCTTGAAGGATAATTTAGTTGCATTGTTATCAGCAGCAAATGTGCCTTCTGATACAGCCGCAATACCTGCTGCTACTAAATGTGCATCGCTCCCACTTTCCTCACCAGTTGCTTGAAAATCAATTTGACCTAAAACATCACCACCACTTATGGCCCCTTCACTAGTTTGTAATGTTAATTTAATTGGTGTAGAATCAACAGAAGAAGTATGCTTTAATGCTAATCCTTCATTATGTACATGTGTTAATGTAATTTCACTATCAGTTCCAAATTTCAATACAGCCTCGTCAGAAGTAAGGCTTAAATCATTACCTAATGAGACATCACCATCCAATCTAGTAGCACCAGCATCAACTAAAAGAGCATAATTATTACCACCTTCAGTTGGTGCGTCTTCAATATAAACAGTCGCAGCTGTTGATAATGTTCCCGTTGCAGTTATAACGGGTTCCTTTACTCTTAAAGATGCTACTACACTTGTTGTTCCGCTTGGCACAGTACATGATTCAGGTTCTATAGAAGCCCCATAAAAACTTGTATTAGCAGCCCCTGTTACTGCACCCTTTACTAATAACTGCTGACCTTGTCCAGTATATGTTTTATCATAGTCAATAATTAAACCCGAATTAGCACTTAAGGCACTACCGTTTCCTATAGCAGCATATGATTCAACATCTAACTCAGCACCAGAAATAGTTACTGCTCCTGAACCTTTTGTTGTAAATGTTATTCCCACATCAGAATCATCACCAGTAGCATTAAAACTAGGACTGTTTCCACTAGCAGCATTAGTAATACTAAAATGATTTATAGCAGATGCTGTTGTAGTGAAAACTAATTGTTCATTTCCATTTGCGTCTGCGATAAAACCTCCGTTTGCTATCTTAGGTGCTGTTAAAGTTTTATTTGTAAGAGTTTTTGTTGTGCCTGAAAAGTAATTATCAAATTCATCAACATCTACTTGCATCATACCACCAGAGTCATTATAAACTACACCACCACCGCTTGCTACAGTAGTAGATGAGTTACTTGTATCCCCATCAAGAACGTTTAATTCAACTGCTGTGGATGTAATATTGGTTCCACCTAATGTAAGTGTTCCTGCTACACTTACTGCTCCAGTAAATGCTGCCTTTTTTTCCCTGTCTAAAGTAAGAACCTCAGCTAATACACCAGCAGTATTATTATCTGCTCCATATGCTCTAGTTTTAAATATAATATTATTAGTAGTCGAACCGTAATTTTCTCCAGTTTGTAAAATTAAATCTCCTGACGCGTTAGCGCCTCCGGAAGTTCCTGAACCTGATTTAAATGTGACGTCTATACCAGCCATTGTTTATTTGATAAAATAACAGTAGAAAAAAAAACAAATTGTTATATTTATTTGTCTAGCGAAGATTTTTCAAATAATAAATTTTCTTATAGTTTACAAAATTTATTGATTATTTATTTTTTCCTCTAATTCTTCTACTTTCTTTTGAAGGTCTTGTATTGATTTCACTAGTACTGGTATAAGGTTACCATACTTTGCCTCTATACGCTCTGGGTTTGTTTCATGTACTAAATCAAGCAATTCATTTTCACCATTAGGCATAGCATCTTGAAATTCTTGTGCTATGAAACCTACACGTCTAACTCCATTATTAGGGTGGTCTTTATCACCTGGTTCTAATTCACGACGTTTCCAAGTAAATTCAACAGGACGGATTTTACTCAGGAAATCTAAACCAAATGTTGAGTCAGTTATGTTAGTTTTATCACGACGGTCAGAAAGAGATGCTATAGTTGTAGCACCACAACGGAGTGTTAGGACGCTACTATTACCTAATGTTACCTCATTGTTAGCCCCAGCAGCACTTGCTCTACTGTCATATCCTATAACTGTATTATTTGTTCCTCCTACCACATTTGAACCACTGACTGAACCCACAAAAGTATTTCTAATACCAGTAGTTAATGAAGCTGCCGAATTATAACCTACACAAACATTATCATCACCCTCCGTTATAACAGGTATAGAGGCTACACCCACAGCTACATTTCTTGCTGCAGAACTCCAATTTAATACATTAAAAGAGGAAATCCCTAAAGCCAAAGAATTTGTAAAATCAGAACTGGTGTTCTTATAAGCATCACCTAAATCATCTAAATTTGAAGCACCGCCACCGCCTCCACCACCTGCGGACCAAGATAAAATACCATTCGTGGTTGAACTTAATACATCACCATTGTTTGATGGTTCTGTAGAAGGTAATGTGTATATAATATTTGGACCATCAGGATGTGAAGATATAGAAGTAGTATTAGTGTTACCTCCGTGATAAAAACTCAAATAACCATTACTTGTGTTACTTATACCAAGATATACATCGCTTTTAAAATGAGAATGTCCTGAATCAACTATAAGACTATTACTAGTTGTTATAGTTTGATTAGCTCCTGCTGTAGGAGGTCCAGAAATCTTTAAAGTAGCTGCTTCGGTAGTAGTTACACCAGTATTTGTAGCAGATAACGTAGGTCCAACAAGATTAACAAGAGAAAATCGTGTTGCTGTCCCACTTGCAGCTGTATCTGTATCACGGAATGTTGTTGCTTCATATTGAATACCAGCAGCTTTAGATAAATTTGGAATATCATTTGTTCCACCATCTGTAAAAGTTGTTGTTCCGTGAAATGTAGCACTATCTAGTGTTTTATTTGTAAGTGTATCAGTTGTATTAGTTCCAACTAATGTAGTAGTAGCACTTGGTAATGTTACAGTAAAATCTGATAGATTACCATCCGCTGGTTTTAATTTAAGTGTGTTTACACCATTATCAGAGTCTTCATAAAAGTCAATAAAACCAGGACCTGTTGCTCCATTTTTTACATTTATACCAGTATTTGCGGTTAAAGTTGATGAAAAACTACCTGTTCCTGTAACAGTTAATGCGCCTGATGCCAATGTTCCTGTTGTTGATAGGTTTTCATTGTCGAAACTTATAGCACCACTAGAATCAGTAATACTACCGTCGGCAAGAGTTAAGTTTCCTACTGTAGAACCAGTAGCTGCTGTTAAAACAGCACATCCTAATGTCCCAGTTGTAGATAGGTTTTCATCGCCGAAACTTATTGCACCACTGGAGTCTGTTATACTACCGTTTGCTAATGTAAGGTTTCCTACTGTAGAACCTGTAGCTGCTGAAACTGTAGATGAGAAACTACCTGTTCCTGTAACAGTTAATGCGCCTGATGCCAATGTTCCTGTTGTTGATAAATTTTCATTGTCGAAACTTATAGCACCACTAGAATCAGTAATACTACCGTCGGCAAGAGTTAAGTTTCCTACTGTAGAACCACTTGTAGCTGTTAAAACACCACATCCTAGTGTTCCTGTAGTGGTTAGGTTTTCGTCGCCAAAACTTATTGCACCACTGGAATCTGTAATACTACCGTCGGCAAGTGTTAGGTTTCCTACTGTAGAACCTGTAGCTGCTGAAACTGTAGATGAGAAACTACCTGTTCCTGTAACAGTTAATGCGCCTGATGCTAATGTTCCTGTAGTTGATAGGTTTTCATTGTCGAAACTTATAGCACCACTAGAGTCAGTTATACTTCCGTCGGCAAGAGTTAAGTTTCCTAATGTAGAACCACTTGCAGCAGTTAATGCACCACATCCTAATGTCCCAGTTGTGGTTAGGTTTTCGTCGCCAAAACTTATTGCACCACTGGAGTCTGTTATACTACCGTTTGCCAATGTAAGGTTTCCTACTGTAGAACCTGTAGCTGCTGAAACTGTAGATGAGAAACTACCTGTTCCTGTAACAGTTAATGCGCCTGATGCCAATGTTCCTGTTGTTGATAGGTTTTCATTGTCGAAACTTATAGCACCACTAGAGTCAGTTATACTTCCGTCGGCAAGAGTTAAGTTTCCTAATGTAGAACCACTATCAGCTGATATTGTAGATGAAAAACTACCTGTTCCTGTAACAGTTAAATTGCCTGATGCTAATGTCCCTGTAGTTGAAAGGTTTTCATTACCAAAACTAATAGCTCCACTAGAGTCAGTTATACTTCCGTCGGCAAGAGTTAAGTTTCCGACAGTAGAACCGGTAGCTGCTGAAACAGTGGATGAGAAACTTCCTGTTCCTGTTACAGTTAAATTTCCAGATGCTAATGTTCCTGTAGTTGATAGGTTTTCATTGCCGAAACTAATAGCACCACTGGAATCAGTAATACTTCCATCAGCAAGAGTTAGGTTTCCAACAGTGGAACCGGTGGCTGCTGAAACAGTGGATGAAAAGGTTCCTGTTCCTGTAACACTTACTCCACTATCATTAATTTCTAATTTATTTGTATCATCTACAGAAAAAGTAAATTTACCATGATTTGCAGTTGTTGAAGCAGTTTTTGAAGTGAATTTTATTTCCTCAGCAGTTTTATTAGCATCACCATTCAAGACTTCGATGACTAAGGCTTCAGTAGCACTTGTTCCCATAGATAAACTGATATCAGCATTATTAGCATCATCAAAAATAGTCATGTCACCAGTAGAGGTAATAGCACCACACCCTAATGTTCCAGTTGTTGATAGGTTTTCGTTGCCAAAACTAATAGCTCCACTGGAATCAGTAATACTACCATCGGCTAGTGTAAGGTTTCCTACAGTAGAACCACTATCAGCTGAAATTGTAGAAGAGAAACTACCTGTTCCTGTTACAGTTAAATTACCTGATGCTAATGTTCCTGTAGTTGAAAGGTTTTCATTGTCAAAAGTAATAGCACCACTGGAATCAGTAATACTACCGTCGGCCAATGTTAAGTTTCCAACAGAAGAACCTGTAGCTGCAGTCAAAACACCACACCCAAATGTTCCAGTAGTTAATAGATTTTCATTGTCAAAACTAATAGCGCCACTAGAGTCTGTTATACTTCCGTCGGCAAGTGTTAGGTTTCCTACTGTAGAACCGGTGGCAGCTGAAATTGTAGATGAAAAACTACCTGTTCCTGTTACAGTTAAATTACCTGATGCTAATGTCCCTGTAGTTGAAAGGTTTTCATTGTCAAAAGTGATAGCACCACTGGAATCTGTAATACTACCGTTGGCAAGAGTTAAGTTTCCAACTGTAGAACCAGTAGCTGCTGAAACAGTGGATGAAAAACTACCTGTTCCTGTTACAGTTAAATTACCTGATGCTAATGTTCCTGTAGTTGAAAGGTTTTCATTGTCAAAAGTAATAGCACCACTGGAATCAGTAATACTTCCGTCGGCAAGAG